TAAGCGCCGCCTGTGCCAGCTCCGCTGCTTCTTCTGCCATCTGCTCCAGCATGGCCGGGGTGCCAATCTTTTCGATCATCGTTTTTCCCTCCTAAATGTTTTTCAGACGAATTTTAATTTCTTTCGAAACTGAATCGTCCAACCCGCATGAAACAGACAACGCATCCGCACTGATGATTAAATCTGCTAACAACCCAACAAAATTTTCTCTGTCAGCACTTTCTAAAATTTTACCTGATTTCTTTTCCTCTTTTGTTTTGCTCAATAGATGCACCAAATCTGATGCGCTACTTTTCACATAATGCATCCAGTATGTTTCATCCCCATATTCTGCCAGTTTGTCAATTGCTTCTCCTAACATGTTTAGCCTCCTCTTTCTTAAACCAACTTTCCAACCATTATTCTTATTCATGAATTATTTCTCCCCGAAAAACATTTTTCTGACAGACACTACATTATACTTACCTTCCAGTCTATCTCTATTCATTTGGATTCCTTTTGCCGGATAATCACATTTGAAGCTCCGGCAGATTTCCGGTCTGACTTCGTATATCGTGCACTTCTGCTTGTCATTGTCGCGGAATGAGCAGGTTAAATCCCACCCGATCCGCTCTGACGTTGGCAAGAAATGCTTTGACTCTTTAATCTTGTTCTTGTGAATGTATCTTTTGATTTCTTTGATTTCCTTATTAGATATTGGAAGTAAATCAGAACAACAATTACCGCAATTGCTGCAGTCTCCGTCTTTCGTGAAATCAAAAAACTCCTGATTTCATATCACGTATCACTTCTTCTAAAGTTGAGCATTTCGGCATTTCTAGTCCTCCATAAACTCCGGCACTTCTTCTGGAATGCTTTCCTCGTTTACAACTTCCGGTTCAATTGTTTCAGCTTCTACCGTATCTGGCACATCTTCCATGAACTCATCTTTGTTGGCTTTCGTTTCGATATCGTATGCCATATCCTTTGCTGTCATATCATCGGATGATACAGTTTCGCTTCTGTCGCTTGCCTCCTGCATGTACCCATCTCCATACGTATTCATGAACATTTTCAATGCACGATTAATAACCGTTTTCTTTACCATCTGATCCGTAAACTTCGCGTGGGTTCCATTTCCACCTTCCTTATATCCAAAGCCCTGCGCCCATGCTTTCTTGATCTGGTTCACATTCATTACTTCCAAATAATGCTCTCCAGACTTAGTGATGGAAATCGCATATGCGCCTTTGATCTTGTCTGTATCAATGTTCATGAAATCCTGCTTATGAGAATCGAAAACCTTTTTTCCGTCTTCGATATGATAAGAAAACTCATCTCCCTCGTAGATAACTTCTGCACGAATTTCTTTCAATCCGTAGCGTCTGGCAATGGTAATATTTCCGAAGTATGAACGCTGGAACTGACACTGACCTCCGTAAGCAATGAAATACCCCTGCTTTTTCTGGACAGAAAGCCCTAATGTTGCCATATCCATTAAGCTGTTGGCGATACTTGCCTGTGAACAACTTTCAAGGATTGGCTTATTGTTTCTATCCTTGGTTTCTTTTAACACCAGATATGCGCCTGTCAATGCATTGGCTAGATTGTAATCTGCCGGAAATGACATTCCGTATTTACACTTTTCTTCCAGCTGATGAGTTAAACCGTTAATAAATGAATTGTTTACCACCAAATCAGTTGCTGTCTGCTGTTTCTGAACTTCCTGTTTTGCTGCTGTCATCTTATACTTCCTCCATTTTTTTTAATTCTTCCGCAAGTGCGCGGAGCGCTTTTTCCATGTTGCGCGAATCTGAAGACATATGCTTTTCAACTTTGCTTTTATCAGCCATACTCTCTCCCCAAAGCATTGCGTGTTTAACTATTATTTCTGGAAATGTTTCAAACATACTTCTAGCAATGCTAGAAAACTCTGTAAGAATATCTCCCCCTTTACCAGAGATTTCAACTCCACAACTATCCTCATTTACCGTTGCCTTAATCATTTTTATCCTCCTCATATAATTTTTTGGTTGACTGAACCGATCATCTCCTAACAAAACAGTTCCTTTTCATTTCGAATCGGTACTCTTCCGTTACATCGCTTTACTTCTCTACTCTATTCCGTTGCAGAAATATCAGTCCAAGTAAATCTTCCTTTCCCGGAATTATGCCACTGACCTATTCCATTCAGCTGCCCGTAATCCAGCCATTCAATGACATTTTTCATAAGCGAATCCACCATAACCATAATGGTAAATTCCACCTGCGTACCTGCCGGAACAGTTTCACTGTTTGCTAATGAAATCCGTTCTCCCTGTGCTGTCTGTGCTCTAAGTGGGCGCTGGCAATCTCCAATTTCTTCTCCATCAGGAATAATAAATGGGATGCGTCTCTCCCGGATAAACACCAGATTATCAATTTTTGTTTTGTATGCAGGTAATTTACTGCTGCCACCAACATAGCCAAATGCTTTTGCCGCATTTTTGAAGAATCCCTTAATCTGATAATCGAACAGAAATGGATGCCCGTTTTCATCCTTTGGGAATACGGTCTTTCCTTTTGCAATCGCCTCATCTACACCAATCACTGCAATTTCCTCCTCTCTGGACAGTGCGTCCGGCGCTTTAGAAGCAATGAACTCTGCATGAATCTCCTTATCATTGCTTGCTGTTCCTAACACTTCCTCTGTGAATGTTAATCTAACTTTCATTTCTTTCATTTTTCTGATTTCCTTTCAATTTTTATTTTTTAGCAAAACACTACTTCTCTACGCGATTCCTTTTCAATACATCGCTTTTCCATTTCACTACCAAACTAAGCGTAACTGTTCATAACCATTGCGTTTTCATTCCTTTTCACGGCATTACAATTCAGTACCATTTCGGTGCGTCACATTTCTGCGCTATGCCATTCCAGTTCATTTTTTCACTAACCCAATCCAATGCATTGCGATACTGTTCAAAGCTAGGCCTTTTCTATTCAATTCCGCGTTCTTCTTAACTCATCTATGCACTTCCCATGCACCACTTATCTAAACTTCTCTTTTCCTTAACGGTTCAAATCTACACCACACTATCCCTCCACAGGTCCCAACTTTACTGTTCCTTTTCTAATCATCACTTCGCCAATCCATCCATACAATTCCGATGCAAGACTAAACGAGACTCATCCCTGCTTCACCGTTCTTTTCCACAACTATTCTGTTCAAAACGCAGCTTCGCCCTTGCTTCGCAGAACCGAACTTTTCTACACTACTCCACGACCTAACAGAGCAAAGTAAATACGTCTTTTATACTGCTGATACAGAAAGTTCCTGATTTGTTACCTTTAAAAAGATGATCTGACAATCGGCGTTGATGCTCTTCATATTGGAATCATCCAATTCAGCTGCATAATCAACAAATACCGGGAAATGCATTCCAAAATAATTCTGCAATCCATTAATAATTGCGATCTTCCCTTTAATCGCCAGAGCAGTATTTGCACATCCAATCAGCTTTGTCCATTTCTTGTTGGAATCATCAAATACAAACCAATCACAGGCATCCATAGCATCTCCATTTTTCTGGTACGTGTAAAGCTGTACCTTTACACCAGAAAAATAAGAATTCACTTCTTCGTCCAGTGTTTCGTTTTTCTTCATACGGATCGTTTTAACTTGGAAGAGAATCCTATCTGCATCGGCACTTCTTTGTGCGTTTTCCCGTAAGGCCTCTTTCAACTGAGAAATCTGCTCATCAATTGATTCATTATTCCATGATTTTGAGATTTCCTGTTCTACTGAAATTAACTCTGATTGTTTGTCGCTCAGCAGATGATTATATTCTGCTTTTTTATCTGCCAAATTAGGAAGAACCTGAATTTCCTCTTTTAAAGACTCGAGCTGTTTGCTGTATTCTTGATACATTTTATTTTCGTCCATTGATGCAGTTTTCTGGAAATTTTTCATGGCATCCTCTGCCACTTTGTTTTCTGCGGCAATCTTAGCCAGTTCATCTTCCAATACTGAGACGGAACTTTCTGATTCTTCTTTGGCTTTCTGAGACTCTTCTAAATCCGTTTTTGCTGCGTTTCCCTCTGCTGCGATTGAATTTAACTGTACCTTCTTTCGCAGTTCCCAATCTTCTTTTGCTTTTCGAGCCATATCAAGCCGCTTTTTCTTGGAAGATTCAAACTGTTCTTTAGCCTGTTCTATCTGCTCGTCTAGCATTTTTTGTCCACAAGTCGGGCAAATGGAAAGTTCATCACCAAATGACTCTGCTTCAATCTTCTGAATTTCAGAATCATCATATGTAGAGTCTCGAAGAGTCTTGTATCTTCCTCTCGCATTCTGCAATTCCAGGGCATTTCTGGTGATTCCGCTCTCGGCATGTCTTAAATCCATTTGGACATTAGAAATCCTTCTTTCCAATTCTTCCTTTTCTGATGTTGTGCGATTAAATTCTTCCTTTCTTCGCCGATACTCTTCATCGACTTTTTTCTGGGCTTTTTCCTCTTCTTCAATCATCAATGCTTTGATTTCATTCATTTTTAAGCGGAGAGCATCCACCTGGCTGTCATCAGAAATAGAATCCAACTGTTTCTGAATCTGATTCATCCGCTCTTTAATAGCATTTTTCTGCAATTCCAGTTCTGCCACATCAATATCAACCTTTGCCATTTCCAAGCCTTTAATCTGGTTTGGAATCGAATCAATCCGCTCGTCAGCATTTTTCTTCTTGGCTTTATTCATCGCCTCGATCTCATCCAGTCGATAATCATTCAGCAATTTAGCCACTTCTTCACAGTCCGCACATTCCTGTGCAATCTCTAAATCAGGATGCGTACTTGCCATAGAAAAAACAACACTTCTCATATCTGCTAATTTCTGATTCGTAAAAGCATCAATGTGGGATAATACAATAAAATTGTCAAAATCAATCCCTTTGATTGCCATATCCTCTCGAAAGGCTTTCTCTGTTTTTGCCACACCATTGATTTCATATTTGTTGGACAATGTAACCCGAACCGTTCCATCCGCTTTTGGCTTGCTAACGCTCTTTTTCTGATATTTAGCAATATTGAGCGGTTTTCCATCGATTTCCAGTTCCATGTCTACCCGAGGAACACAATCTCTTCCATCATCTGGTCGAATATCTGGATTATTCTTTAATAAGTAGTCCTTGTCAGCCATCGTCCAATACCAACTATCGGCCAATGTTGTTTTCCCACTTCCATTCTTACCTGCTACAATAGCATTGGTTCCATTTAACAAGATTTCTTTTTCATGCTGCCCCTTGAAATCGGTCAGTTCGATTCTTTTAATTGATACCCTGCTCATTCTTCTTTCTTACCCTCGCTTTCCTTTTGATAACAGTAAAATGATTGACTGCTATTTCGTTTACTATCCTCCACAACCTTATTTTTTTGTCAAAAAAACTCCGGCTCTGCATTCTTCCACAAATTGTAACAATATCTCCATCGCGCAAGAAAGCCGCTGATTTCGCCACATTCGACCAAAGAACACATGGGATGCAATCTATTATTTTCTCATTGCCATGACGATCGATACTGACGGATAAATTAACAACCATATTTGAGGGAAGCAAATCCTTAATCATTGGCATCCCTTTTATGCTTCCCAAAATGGTAATTTGATTTTCGCCCACTGCTGATTCTTCAATATTCTTGATTTCACTGACGTAAACGTAAATTCTCAATCGTGTACGACCATATTCAATAACCTGTCTACTTCTCAGCAAACCAGAAACTTGAACCCATTTTATGGAACGATCAATCCCATCAAGCAAGCCGTTAGGAATGACCACTTGAATAAAATCAAATTCGCCATTTTTACGTTTTACCGCTATCGTAGATTCGTACATACTAGGGATATAATTGATGGGAGTAGAAACCCCTGAAAGAATGCCAGAAAGAGTCACTTTGCTTTTTAATTCTTCCATTTTTCACTCCACCAATTTTTATTTAACTTCACAAAAATTTCCGTCAACAAGGCGATAAAATACATCTTCTTTGATCCTCGTTCCGTCAACATGTTCCGTTTTTACGCACTTAGGAATCCATTCCCCATCTTCTTGAACCCATTCTGCTAAAGTAATCCAACTTCCGATTTTTGCCTTTGCAATAGACTTGTATCCAGCTGCCATTACAACAGCGTTTTTGCCAGTTGATTCAATCTTGGCGGAATATCCAGAACTTCCAATCTTGGCGGAATATCCAGAACTTCCAATCTGGGCGGAATATCCAGAACTTCCAATCTGGGCGTAATCTCCAGAACTTCCAATCTGGGCGGAATCTCCAGAACTTCCAATCTGGGCGGAATATCCAGAACTTCCAATCTGGGCGTAATTTCCAGAACTTCCAATCTGGGCGTAATTTCCAGAACTTCCAATCTGGGCGGAATATCCAGAACTTCCAATCTTGGCGGAATATCCAGAACTTCCAATCTTGGCGGAATCTCCAGAACTTCCAATCTGGGCGGAATCTCCAGAGTCTGTTTCTGGGAGATCTTCAAGAGTCTTTGTATTAAGTTCTAATTTCTCAAACGATGTTTTTTCAATCGTGAAATCAACAGCAGCCTTGATAAAACCTTTAAGCCCCAATTTCGCCCCAATGTGAATTTTATTTGTCGCTGATTTGGTTCCGTCTCTTTTTATGTCTCCCAGAGCCTCGACCTCGGCAAAATCAGGAAATTTCCCGTCTGAATTTACCAAATCATAATGATTCAGGCAATCAAATGGATTCAGGCAATCAAATGGATTCTGGCAATAATGCATCATTCCCTCTTTGCACGCTGCGACATTTCCAGACTCCTCAAAGGTTGTGTTTTCGGTGTACTGTTTTCCACGGCAAATTAATCCTGGATCAAATGCCTTGTATCCTTTTTCTCCCAATTTTTATTTCTCCTTTCTGATTTTTTCATCCAAGTATCTGGTAAGTGTGTAGCAATCAATGAAATCATGTACATCTGCCAGATCCTCTGTTTCAAATTCCCAAAACGACGAAACGCCATATTCGCGTTTGATCTGGGAATCAATATCAAACTGGACATCCCGGCAGAACTTCACATATGCAGCCGTTCGAATTTCTCCGAATATTTTGAATGTTTTTCTTTTGATGTGGCTGTAAATCTCTTCTACCGCTTCCCTAATCAAAGACATTCTCTTCTTTACCTCCTAAATTAACTGATTTTTTCTGCGATTTCATCAATATCAATCACATAACCAGCCCAAACGTCCGTCTTGCCGTTATTCCCATAAACCTCGAACGTACCATCTATTTTTCTGTAAACATCCATTCCATCGTATTTTTTCATGGAATCCAGACAAAACTGGACATTACGGAAATAGATACCGTCATCAACTATCTGCTCATAATCTTCATATGTAAAAAGATTCACTCCGCAGAACTGTTCCGCTTTCATTTCACTTTTCATTTTTTCTCTCCTACAAGTGTCAGTTATTGAGACTGGCACTTGTCTTTTAAAGTTCTCTCTGCACCACACAATGTATTGAGTGCCATGATTTCAATTCCAAGTCGCTCATCTGGACTCTTGTTTTCGGCTCTTATAGCCTCGATGTCTGCCATGATGTAGTCGGCAAGTTTTTTGATATTTTCCTGCATGGTCATAATGTCTCTCTTTCTTCCTTGTTGAGAAATTTGTTTACAAAATAAACTTGTGCTTTACCGGTCACTTTGGGAGTTCTGGTTATGATATTGCAACCGTTTCCATTGATATGGGTACTTTCCTTAATTTCAAAAAGCCCCATTTCCATCGCTTTTTGCGTTGGCATATTCCAGTCTGCGCCTTTTCTTTTTATGAGATATCCATTCTCTCTCATCCACTCAAACAAGCGTTTCTGCCCGATTTTCACACCGTTCTGTTTGATCAGCTTTGCCAGGTCTCCAACAAGAATAGATGTATGGCTTGTCGAAACTGCATCTGCGAAGATTTCCTTTGGCTTCATTCGCTCGTTATCTTCAAGTAAGATTGCATTACTAGATTTCAGCTTTTCTATCTCCCTATCTGCCATCTTCAAGGCTCTTGCAAAAATCTGTTCCGGTGTGTTCCACGCCTTTTCAAGATCGATGAAATACTGACGGTACAATCTGCCTTTTTCAGATCTCTGGATCATGCAAATCTGCTTTGCCATATCAACAGAAATCTGGTAATCAACCATGTTCTGACCGCCATTACAACCGCTTTCCAAATTTGGAAAGCACTTTTTGTAATCCGAATCTTCAAAACCATATTCGCACATACGAGCAAACCAAGTTGTGAAATTGCTTTTAACTTCTAGTCCTTCATGTAGTTCTCTTGCCGATATGGTTGGTTGTTCATTTTCATAATTTATGGTCATTAACTGAGCCACCAATATTGCCACCTTTCCGCTTAATCATCTTTAAGAATTTCATCAACTGTTGTATCCAAGTAATCAGCCACTTTTTTAACCTTTTCGGCAGATGGAGAAATGTCATTCCATTTACAAACGCTTCCTTGTGAAAAACCACAGTCCATCTCGATTTTTCTAATTGGAACATTTTTTTCTCTTGCAATCGCTTTAACTTTATCGTAAATCAATTCAATACCCCCTTTCGTTGTTTGATATCTCTGAAAATATCACAACTTTTATTGACATTATTCTGAATATATTCTATAATCAAGCTACCACACTAGAAGATAAAAATAATCCAGGCATTCTTTATGTCCTTATTAAATTGCGATATTTTCAGAACCGATAGTTACATTATAAGCGATATTTTCAGAATGTCAAGTATTATTTTTGCGTTTTTTTCAGAGATGAAAGGAGTTCAAAAATGACATTAAGAGAAAGAATTAAATTGCTATGTAAAGAACAGAAAACCTCATTAAATGCAATGGAAAGCGAATGCGGTTTTGCAAAGGGATACGCAAGCAAACTCGATAAAAGTACTCCAAACGCAGAAAACCTGCGAAAAATCGCAAATTTTTTCAATGTATCCGTAGACTATCTAATGACTGGTGAGGAGAATCCAGAAGATTTTTCAGACGAGGCAGCGCATTTGGCAGAGAAAATAAGAAAAGACACCGGACTGTCCGATGCATTGAAGAAATACTTCGAGCTGTCCGATGCCAAAAAGAAGCACGTTGTTGAATTAATTAACTTGTTTAGCGAATGAGGTGTATTATGGGGTATTTTGATGATTTTTCCAAAATTGATATTAGTCAAATCAAGTTGCCTAATATAGAACCGTTGCCGTTAGCGTATTCATATTCAGACACTCAATTCGAAATTCTTACTCGGCATATAAAAGAATTCGAATCAAAACTTGATTCGGAACACGAAGTAGGACTTCTTCTTACTAATTTTGGTCAAACTGTTACTATGCAAGTTACTGAAATCAGTTATGAAAAATCCGTACTCATGATTTTTAAAGGCTACGTTGATGGCAAAATGTCTACTCTTATACAACATATAAATCAGTTGAATTTTTTGCTCACATCATTGGATAAGAGCGATGATCATCCCAAAAAACCTATCGGATTTGTTCTTCCATCCGAACAATAGATTCTTGTAATGCTTGGATCATGTTTGCCTGCTGACCTATCAGGTCAATAATCAAATACATAAGCGCCGCAGATGGAAGTCCCGTTCTGTTTAATGGGTCTTCCATTTTTGCTTGCACTTGTTGATGCATCTCCATTGTGTATGCTGCGTGTTTCCCAAAACACTTCTCAGTAACAAAACTATCCTCAGCCATTCGAAGCTCTTCGCCACTGGCTTCTATCACCCTATTGGTCATCTTCATCCTCTCCTCCCACAATATCGTTAACAATAATGTAAATGTATCTTAGCTTTTTCTCTTCATCAATGTGCTGAAGAAGCTGCGCGATCTGTTCCCTGTAATTTTCCATGTTCAACCCTCCCCGTACTAGGCTGCCTGTTCTTGTTTTAAGAACACTTGTTCGATACTGATATTCTACATCATCTGACCGTTACTGTCAAGTTAGGTCTTATTCCTAGTATATGCATCGAAAGCGGGTTTATTCTTGGAAACTAAACTTTTATGAATATTTTACACCGAAACTGTTGGATGTGGGAAGTCACTTGATTCTTAACGAAATAGTGAGAGTTTTTTTATTCCAATATCATATTTTAAAACCAATATAAATAAAACAAAAGCGGATCAACCAATTAAGGAAGATCCGCTTCTTTCATGATTTATATTCATGATTCTGGAAATCATATTCTCCAACGATTTGCAATGCACCTGTTTTATCAGTTACCATGCATTGTCCTTCATGTATTGTTTTGTCTGGGCAAAGAAAATATTGTTTCCCATCTGGTCCGTTATGATAACCAGTCAGCATATATCCCTCATCGTCAAACAGATACCATCCAGAAGTCCCGCCTGTTTTTTCTGTCAGCCAAAACCATCCGCTGTGCGCATAGCTTCCATCACTGTAGCGATACCACCAACGATTTCCGTCGGCGGCTTGAACGAATCCTTCCGGCACTTTTACCGGCTCTTTTTGAGAGATTGCAGCTTTGAAATCTGCCCATGTATGTTTTGTATGATTATAGACATACGGATTCGGGCAAATTTTTCCAGTAACATCATAATGGCGAATAACTCTATCAGCTGGAACGTTGTATTTCTTCATCAATTCCCTGGTAAGTTGAATTGCGCTTTGAACTGTATCATCCTCAAAATACCAATCTCGGCTGGTATCCGCCTTACTGCCTTTGTTTCTTACGCATAATTCGATGCCGATTGAATTGGAATTTCTACATTCTGGATGCAAATATTTTCCCCTGGTTCCGCAGTGCCAAGCAATATTTTTATCTTCAACTGATTGCCAGATTTCGCCGCTAAATCCAACATAGTAATGAGCGGATGCGCCTACATATTGGCTTGCATAATAATTGCAGTTTGCTTCTGCACCGCCTGTTGCACCTACATAATGAATTACAATATATTTGATTCGATTGATATTCCCCGGTTTATAATTATATGGTGTCAGCTTTTTTTTAATCTCCATCATTAACACCTTCTTCTCCATGAGCGCCCATTTTATCAGGATTTAGTGCATTTAAAAACTCTTCCAGTTCTTCTGGCTTTGCATCCTTTACTTCTTGCTGTAATTTGGAAAATGATTTTTCTCCAATCTCAAGCCTTTGTTCACTTTTTATCATTCTTACCTCCAAGAAAAAACGGACGATTCAAAAAATTAGAACCGCCCGCATATAAGTGGAAAACAGACTATTTGCAATCGTCAGCCGGTCCCGGCTTTTTTGTTTCTGCTCCCGGACCTACTGGTGTATTCCCTTTCCCCTCTTTTGCTGGACCAGTACATCCAACATCACAGGTGCAATCTGGATCCACGGTCATTTCCGGGTGCCCCAATTTTACTGCTTTCTTTGCCGAATAGTTATGTGCGTCATTTGCATTTGTTGTGCCATGAACAGGGCATACATTTTTATCGCTCATATTTTATACCTTACCTTTCTTCTGTGCGTATAATATGTTTTAAATCGGGATTCTGCCCGATCCAGAGATAAAGGATCACCGCCTTTCTAAGCAAGTGAAAGAATCTCGTTTTCCTGCTCCAGGGAAATCCATCCCTTTAAAACCGCTTTATCTAAGCCTGCTTTATCAATCTTTTGAGGCTTGGATAAGTACATTCTTCTTAAAATGTTATACATGATTTTCACGCTCCTAACTGATCCAGAATCAGCATATCGACAGCACTTTGGAGATCTGCATATTTTTGCTGCAAATCCGGTTTCGACATGGTAACGATTAATACAGTTACAGCCTTTTCGTTTCCATCTTCATCGGTACCTACCGAATAATCTGGTTCCTTTTTCATGCCTTTGTACTGTGTGTATCCTACAATAGACCGCATTACTTCATTTGCAGAATCCAAAACATAGATTTTTTCTGTATTTGATTCGCTTGTGAACTCTGCTTCTACTTGCTCGAATGTCTTAGATGAATCAGGAATGAATACAAAATTGATTTCGTCTCCATTTTCCTGCACTCCATTTGCAACAAGCTCATAAATCTGTCCGCCAGAAAGTTTTAATGATTCCATCGTGTTCCCCTCCTAATATATAAGTGTAGGGTTTCAGTACCCAACAACCAGTTGGGACTTAATCCTCTCATTGTTTAAGCTGTATAATGATTAGGCATCGGTCTGACAGTGTTCTCCTTGGACCATTAGCGTCCGTCAGAAAGCCAGTCAGCCAGCCTGTCATTGCAGCCGTTCGATTTATGCAGGTTGAACTACCACTCCACGTTCGTTTGATACCCCAGGAGATTGAATCGGCAATGAGGAATGCTGGAATCCATGCAGATTCACTTTTGGAGGTACGTAGAATGTACAACGCAGTAGGTATTGATGTTTCAAAAGGCAAGAGCACCATCGCAGTCCTGCAGCCTGGCGGCACTGTCATCCGCAAACCTTTCGATGTCTCCCATACATCCCAGAGCCTCATTGAACTTGCACGTTACCTTGGTTCATTAGAGGGCTCAACCAAAATCGTTATGGAATGTACGGGCAGATACCATGAGCCCATGCTTAAGGCTCTGTACGAAGCCGGATTATTCGTTTCCGTTGTGAATCCCCACCTGATCAAAAACTTCGGCAACAACTCCCTGCGCAGGGTCAAATCCGATCCGGCAGATGCCCGCAGGATTGCACGCTATACTCTTGACAACTGGGCAGAATTGCGCCAATATTCAGGTATGGACAATACACGTACCCAGTTAAAAACCTTGAATTCCCAATTCAGCTTCTTTATGAAGCAGAAGGTTGCCGCAAAGGCAAACCTCATTGCACTGCTGGATAATACTTATCCCGGTGTGAATAAACTCTTTGACAGTCCGCCCCGCGAGGACGGAAGTGAGAAATGGGTGGATTATGCTTATTCTTTCTGGCATGTGGACTGTGTCCGCAGGATTGGGTTAAAAACCTTTACAGAGCGCTACAGGGCTTTCTGCAGGAAACACCACTACATCTTCCAGCCGGACAAGCCCGAAAAACTGTTCCATGCCTCAAAGGAATTGGTTGCTGTCTTTCCAAAAGAGAAGACCTATAAGCTGTTGATTCAGCAAAGCATCCAGCAGTTAAACCTTGCTTCCGGACATGTGGAACGTCTCCGTCAGGAAATGAATGCGTTGGCATCCACCCTTCCTGAATACAGCACCGTGATGGGCATCTATGGCGTTGGGAAGACTTATGGCCCGCAGCTCATCGCCGAGATTGGCGACGTGTCCAGATTTACCCACAGGGAAGCACTGACCGCCTTTGCAGGCGTTGACCCCGGCGTGGATGAGTCCGGCCAGCACAAGTCCAAGAGCAACAGGGCTTCAAAAGTTGGCTCTGCCAGGCTGCGCAAGACCTTATTTCAAATCATGACGACCCTGCTCCAGAATGCCCCTGAGGATGATCCGGTATATCGTTTTCTTGATAAGAAGCGGGCACAGGGAAAGCCTTACTATGTCTACATGACCGCCGGAGCGAATAAGTTCCTCCGCATTTATTATGGCAAGGTCAAAGAGTGCCTGCGGAACTTGGAGCAGGCAGAGTAACACCCATTTCTATATCACCCCTTTCAAAGCCGGCAGTCCTGGCGGCTTAAAAGTTATGCCCTAAAATATCAAATCGACTTTTTGAAATTTTCTTCAAAAAACACTTGACTTTTTATTAGCAGGCTTTCTGAATTTGATAAAGTTATCATACGATAAAAGCGTTTCTTGTAAAAAGTCATTTTAGATTAAATAGCGAGGCTTCCACTCATCTAAAAGAAAGTGGTAGCGAAAACGGTTTTTGCGCTGCATTTCAGTCGAGATATCAATATCATACTAATGCTAATTACATGTTGGCGAATGGAATCTACAAAACAGGCAAAACGGGTTTAAATCTTCCGTTTGAGAGCTATTGGATCATAATAACCTTTAACACATCCAACGACTTTGGAAATAATTCGAACGCTTGGATCGCACAATTTGCTATTTCAACTGATACCAATGATAAAGTTATTTATTTTCGAAGAAACATAAACTACACCCCGACCACTTGGGAATCCTGGAATAGACTTGTAGCAAGTTAAATAGCGAGCTGTGGCCCCGGAATAGTGGAACTATAATACAAAACGGAACTGATATGCACACTATCAAGACCCCAGGATACTATTGTTGCACCAGTAACGCTACCGCAGTAACTTTAAAAAACTGTCCATTTACCGAAGCTTTCACACTCGTGGTTTATTGGTCAACCGGTTATCCAGGCGCATATCTTTCTCAAGAATATACACATTATGCTGGTAATAGGCGTGTCATTCAGAATTACAATGCGGATACAGCAACTTGGAAAAAGTATGAATTTCAAATTACCATGAAATAGCGAGCTAGACTCTACCAGAAATTTTTTTGTGTTTAAAACCGTCTCTCAGAAGAGCATAACAGCTGGAACGACTGGATTTTGGCACGAAAAAATCAAGATACCTGTTGGATATAAAGTTTTGTATGTTTCTGCCACGTACAACAACGCAGACAATTGCATGCTGACTCCGTACGACTCTGTCATCGCTAGCATTGGAAATACATCGGATATTGAGCCTTGGTTCGGCTTCTATGCGTCGCAGACGGGAACAGGGACGTTTACAGCCTATGCTGTTTGTGTAAAAATCTAATAGCAATACGTCCTTTAAATAGCGAGCTATCGTGGAAATCTTTTGCAAATGGCGTATCATCAGTAGATATAAGCAGTTTGTCATGGAAAGCAATTCATGTTTTTATCATCGTTAATTCAAATAACCACGTGACTTTTTCGATTCCACTGGTCTATCCTCTGGTTCGTGCATCCGGCAATGAATTTCGATTTTATAATTTTGGTATGTATTTTAATTCTGGAACATATGTAGGCGGCAGAATAGGTGTGTCGATTCAGAGGATTTATATAGATTCAGTATTATTAAACGGGCAGGAAGTTAAAGAAAGTTCGCACATGTGGGTGTCTTATAGATAACTAAGGAAATCGTAATTTTACAAATCATTTTTAAGCCTATTCATTACTCTCATACCATAATTATTTGCTCAATAACTGAGTTTACTATATTTTTGCACACAAAACAAACCACCTTTTCAGCTGGCTTAAAAACATATATCTCAATTTCGCTTATGCAGCATATCGTCTGTATGATTCCCGTATGTTATCTTGCCGAATATTGCAATATATCAATGTAGTCTCAACTTTACTATGTCCCATTAAAACCATTACCTCTTCTATTCTCATTCCTCGATTCAAAAGATCAGTAGCAAATGTTCTTCTAAATCTATGTGGATGTACATTTTCTACATTGGCTCTCTTGCCTATTTGTTTTAATAGATACTGCACGCCCGCTACAGTAAGGTGTTGGAATGGCTTTTTTGCTGTCACAAACAACGGTTTCTCTCCTAGCTGCGATAACGTCAAATCTTCTTTTTCCATTCTCCATAAGTAATATTTTTCAAGCCATCTTAACGCATTATCATGGATATACACAATTCTTTCTTTTCTGCCTTTCCCGATAACACGGAACTCCTGTTTCTGCATATCAATATCTTTCACATTAAGACTACACAATTCTGATACGCGTAATCCAGTTGCATATAAAAATTCGACAATAGCTGTCTCTCTAACGTCTTTACACGCTGCACGCAAATCTGTCATTTCTTTCCCGGAAAAAGCCTTTTTCAACTTGTTTTCAAGTTTGAATGCCTCTATTCTTTCCACTGGATTGCTTTTTACTAGACCTTCCTGCTCCAAAAATGTCCAAAATGAGTTTAGATATCTTCTGCGCCCCTGCAATGTACGCATGGAAATCTTGTCACGTTCTCTTAGAACTCCAAAGTACCATCGTAAATCCATTGTTGTGATATCTTCAAAACTTTTATTGATGGTATTTCTACATGTCATAATCTCTCTTAGATATTGTTTCAATGTACTCTCCTGCCGCCCAGAAACCAATTTACTGGCTCTGAATAGCTGCATTTTTCTTACGTCACTGTCTGCTCCTAATGGGATTATTTCGCACTTATCTTCCACTATCTTTTTCCCGTGGAAATTAATGTACAAAACATTTTGCAACTGTTCTAGTTGCTCTTTCTCCAAACTGTGACTCATAGCTTGGAGTACATTGGTAATGATCTTCTCTAACATAAAGATACCTCCTGTTTTTTATATTGCACGCAGGAGACTCTTGTTGTATAATAAAGACAGATCTCCCCCTGTGGGTGCATCTATGATATTTGAGGCATCGGTAGCCGCCAAGCAAAGCCGATGTCTCTTTTATTTTACCTTATTTTAGAGCATTTTCAAGATTTTTTACTTTGTAAAATTACGATTTTAGATATATCCCATCATTTTCGCGCCCCGTGAAAATGGTTTTTAGTTTCTCTTTTGCCACGTAGCTGCATTTGGACTAGCGGTATAAATACATCCACTAGAACTGATTGCCACTATCAGATAATTCCAAACAAAGGCAATAGTAACATTTCGATCCGGAGCTAGGGTTGTATCCCAGTTTATAATTCCAATCACAGGGATACTGCCATTTTTGCTATATGTTTTAAATATATCGCCGATGCTGGCAAGCGAAGAAATGTTTGCTATTTTTGCTCTTCCGGGCAAGTCGCTATTTTACGAAAAAGCAACGTTCGAATGAATGGTTGATCCGCTTTTTTAATAGGTTTCTTATGATAAAGTATAGGTCATTTTGATAAAGCCACAAATAGGGATATTGTTTGTTTCGGCACAATCATTTGTATTGGTAAACTTGAGATATAATAGATTCCGGCTTTTCAGTAGTTGTGCATTTGACAAAAGATTGGCTACATCCGTCTTATAAGGAGCGGCATAGCCTCCAGTGGATATTCTCATTTCAAGTATACATGATGAAACGGTTATTTTAGTCACTGACGGGGCAAACACCATCGGGATAAATATTAATATTTCTTTTTTGCCTGTTGTGATGTATCCAAATGCACCGTTAATATCTTCGTTCGTATAAGTACCTTTGGTTTTTCTATCCAGTTTATCGCTATTTAACCGAGTAATCGCATTGGCATTTGCTGTGATTGCCTGTTGCATCGCATACGCCAATGCCGAAGTCGGCACATGGTCTCCATCATTAACTTGCACACCACTCATCATAGATTTTGTCACATAATCAGCAATCGCCGTGTTAAAAGCATCATTGGTCATGAGCTTATTGGCAATCGCATCAGCATGATCCGAAATCAATTTATCCATAGCATCCAGTTTATCTTTGAGCAATATATTTTTTGCTTTATCATAAAAAATCGCCTTGACATGAGACCAGGCGAATCGTTCTTTAAAATCTTTTGCATCTGTCGGAAGTCTTAACCATCCGGTTTTATACGTTGCCATAATTTTTCCTCCCTGTTATTCCTCAATTTCTCCGCCATCCAGCACGCAAATAGATGCTGACAGTGTGCCATCAAGAGTAATTGTAATACTTGTCCCATCCGGCTTACTTATACCATTCTTTCCTGTTGTCGCTATCGTTGCACCTCCAGAAGCCAAGATATCATTATATGCCTTTTCAGCTGCCGTCTTGGCAGTTTCTGCCTGCTCCTTGTAATACTTGGCATTATCGGTACTGCTACCTTCATAAGACGCATCTCCCACAGCCCAACGCTTAGCATCCTTAGAATACGTCAATGCATCATTTGCAGCTGTTTGCGCGGTATTTCGATAGTTCAGTATATCAGCTCGATAATCCGGGTTAAGATGATTTTCGTTGATACTTCCTGCTTTAACATTGGCAGTAACATGATATTCATCGTTCGAAAAGCTCTTATTAAATGCGATTGTGTCTGTATCGTCAAAGCTATATGCTTTTATAAGTTCCGCTATATTACATTCCCATTTTGTCCCATCATCTGTCGTCATAGTTAAAATTCCAGCTTCACTTAGCGAAAATGACACAGGAATTTTTTCAATGTTCTGATCGAATGTCTGGGTTGTTCCGTCTAACTGCCGAAAAGTCCAAACACCTGTTTTTGAGTCATATTCAACACTTTTCAACATAGAATTTCCAACAGATACATTCAATTTTTCTGCATCCATTGTCACCAACGCGTCATCTACCTCATTCAAGAACACATCCATGTGATTCAGATTGGTTGCTCCAAGGGCAGTTGCTGTAGATGGTCGGTTCTTCCAGTTGATTCTATTGTACTTTTTTGTCGTGTACGACATTTTGATTCTCCCCCTTTTCTAAAATCTCTCCAATAGTTCCAGAATCCAAAATATCAGCGATTTCCGCAATGATACGTGCCTGTGCTATTCCACAAATCGATATAGTATTCAATAGCTGTACTGCTCTTTGCATTTTTTTATAATCATACGTTAATGTTTTCAATGCTATTTGCCTTTCTGCTTCATTAAGCTATTAAGTCTGCGACTCATGTTTTGAACACCGGAAATTAAAATTCCAATATAGTTGTTGTAATCGATAACGAGATGATCATCTTTTCCAAACTGATACAATGCATTTCCATATTCTTCTGATAGAACATTTTCTGCCACGTCCTGTGCAATTAGTCCAGCACTGCTGATTCCGCTTCTCTTATACTCAAAAAAAACAGGCGTCAAAGAATTTAGAAATTCTTCTGATTCCTGTGTAGACAAACTTGTTATATTCCGTTTTAGACGCGAATCCGAGTCCTCTTTGGGGATCGGACCCGAATATTTTTTTGCAATAACCCAGTCAATCTGAGATGGATCATCACCTTTGCAAAGAATGATTCCAGCGGTAATATTTTGAATGTTGACTTGAGCACTGTCATCAGCGCCAATTTCATCATCTGTTTTCAACTGTACTACATCCAAACTTCCCAATTCAAAATTTGTACCATCTATTGTGGATGCTGATATTTCATTTGCCGTAATAAAATTACCTTTTATCTCAATACCAGTTAATGTGGAACCAGATATATTCGTACCTGTTATTGTACCGCTGAAATTACCACTACTAGCCACAATCCCATTACAATTCAATGTGCCGTCAGCTGTCATGCTAGACTTGGTAGCTTTCCATGTAAATCGGTTTCCTGTGATGGAAATTTGCCCCGATTCTTGAGAAATTGCTGCCGACAATCCGCCTTGACTAACTAGCAACGAAATATTCTTTGCATTCTGGCTGATTTGACTCTGCAAATTTTCATTACTTTTTGTCAAAACGGTTGTGATCTCCGATTCAGTCTGCGTTATGTTGTTAGATATCTCTCCCTCCGCATCAGTAGCTCTTTTGACTTCAGCCGATATATTCCGATTTGTTATCTCAAATTTAGATGATATATCTTTGCTCAAATCATCCATCGAAAGAACAATTTTGTCCGCTTGCTCCATCAACAGATATGACTTTCCATCAACTTCTTTGATTGAATTGTACAAATCATTGGTTGCATTTTCACTTTCATCAGCTGATGATTCTATGGAATCCATCATGGCTTGACATCCGCTCATGGTTCTTTTCATGCACAAAGTTTCAATCACATCATCGCGAGTTATAATCCGTAGCGCATCTCCGGGTTCTATCCAGGGCATTGCTCGGCATTCCAATGTGCATGGTCTGTATGTTCTGCCATAGACATATGGGAATATTGACTGTGCTATATTAAGCAGCTCAACAACAGTTTTGCCATAAAGTAAGAAGTTCCCAGAAATTGTATAGAGATTTCCCGCATCTCCTACACTAGCGCCAATCTCTCCGTTCTGTTGAAAAATCTGTAATCCAGTATATCCTTCAATCATCTTATCTTCATATTCCAAAGATTTGAAGGACATAATCTGCTGCACACTTCTGCCATCACTTCCCAATTCAGACGGGTAAAGTTCATTGTCATCTGGATATAATGTTTCAGATGGATATAATCCCGTCTGTTGAATCTGAATGTATTTAAGCAATCCATTCTTATCTATGTACCCAAAGGATACGTTGATCTGGCAGATGGCTTTTAATATTTCCATGCCAGAAATTTCAACTGGGTTGATTGTCTTTTCAACTTTTAGGGAATCAAAAAGCAGATCCGTTTGAATCTGCCTTACTCCAATATATTCACACAAAGAATCTCGCATCTCACGAATGCTTATCGGAAATGTTAAGCCATTGTACCAGCTTGATACATCCGTATTGAAAAGCCGCATTCGATTGTATGCTGTGATTTTTCTCTTTCGCCTGTCTGACTGCCTCACATATGACTCTACGGTATAATACCCTAATGGAATCTGGTATTCCCCCACTTCTTCTGTCAGAAAAAATTCTTTTCCAGTTAAATCTTCAATGACATCTGCCACCACAATTTCCAATAATGCAGAGGAGCATGAGCCAAATTCCAGATTACTGTTATCACACAATGACTCAGTGATTGTCAAACTCTCACTTTCAATACGATCGTTTTCAATAAGCACCCATACTTCATTCTGTTCGGACGGGAACAAACTATCTTCTGGGAATAATGTCTCTGCCGGAAATAATGAATCATACCCTTTGCTGTAAAAAGATAGCTTAAATTTTCTTGCATCAGATGGAGTAACATTGTCGCTGACTAATACTTTTTTGAATTCATCAGATATATTAATCATCGTTTCCCTCCAGTCTTTTCAATCTGCTATCCAAATACTGAAAGCAGGCAATCAAAATTCCAATAAAATGCATATATGGGATTCCATAATAACCTGTTTTTGGATCAACATCGTACAACGGCCAGTCAAGGTTATTTTCCATCAAAACTGTTTCAACCTCCTGTGCAATCAGTCCGATTGCTTCATCTCCGGACGATTTGAACTGATATTTCACTGGTCTTAACGCGTCAACCACTTTCATTGCTATTTCTGGCGGAATATCCCGTATATTCTTCTTTAAACGTCTGTCAGAATAATACGTAAACTTCGAACATTGCAAATAACTGAATTCCCCTCTGGTTGCATTAACATACGTGCATTCCTCTATGGATTTTACACTTAATACACCAAGGTTCAACTCTCCTGTGGCCGTTACTTTACTAGCTTTTATATCGGAACCAGTGATCGTGGAACCTTTAATTGTTGCACCAGATACAGTGCCACCGCTTATCGTATTACCAGTAATCGTTGCGCCGGTAATCGTTCCACCACTAATCGTTGAACCTGTGATGGTTCCAGAAAAAGTTCCGTTCGTAGCTTTGATATTCTGGCAAGTCAAAGTGCCATCCGAAGTCATGTTGGAATATGTGGAATTCCAAGAAAAGCGATTGCCTTGGATATTAACTCCGCCACTTTCCACGGAAATTTCCGAAGAAACACTTCCCTTGCTAACTTTTAGCTTGATTGCATCCGCATTCTGTGTAATTTGTGACTGCATCTGATTTGCAGAATCGGCGACTTGTGTTTTTAAAGATTCTGCTGTCAACGTAATTTGCGATGAAAGTTTATTTTCTGACTCTGTCGCTCTTGTCACTTCTGCGGATATCTGATCCGCGGTAACTTTAAATTGTGCTTCTGTTTTCTCTCCTAAATCCGTTACTTTCGCAGAAACCTCTTCGATATTTCGCGTAATAACTGCTGTCTTACCAAGGAGCTGGATAATCTGCTTATTGACTCCAAATACTTCTTCTCTGGTCTGATCTCCTGTTGCCTCGTATGTGTCCATCATAGCTTGGCATCCACTCATGGTTCGTTTCATGCAAAATGTTTCTATGATGTCAGTTTGAGTGACAGCTTGAAGATAGTCTCCTACCTCAATCCAGGGCATCGCATAACACTCGATATTTGCCGGGCGATACGTTCTCCCAGAAATATATGGTAATAGTGTTTGAGCGATGTTTATCATTTCCGCAGCGCTTTTCCCGTATACCAAAAAATTCCCTTCGATGGTATAAACAGAATCACTTGTTCCTACGCTGGAACCAATATCGCCTTCTTCCTGTCGAATCGTCAACCCTGTGATGCCATCGATCATGTAATCTTCATACTCCAATGGCTGTTTGTAGTAGTTGATATGTTCAACTGCTCGATCATCACTACCTTTTTCCGATGGATACAATTCATCCTCTGGATAAAGAGATTCTGACGGATACAATCCAGTTTGTTGCAACTGAATATACTTCAAGGCTCCGGTTCTATCCATATGCCCAAAGCATCCATTCAACTGGCAAACTGCCTTTAAGACTTCTAGCCCAGAGATTTGTTCCGGTTCAATGGTCTTTTCAATTTTTAACGAATCAAATGGTAGCGAAATCTGAATCTGACTAATTCCAATGTACTCACATAAGGAATTTCGAAATTCAAACAATGTCATTGGGAACGTCAGTTCATTGTACCATACAGCCACATCTACATCGAATAATCGCATATTGTCATACGCTGTAATCTTCCGTTTCCTGCGATCGGATTGTCTTGTGTATGATTCTACGGTATATACACCAAGAATCATTTCATATCCGCCGCATTCTACGCTCAGGGTAAAAGTCCGTCCAGTCAGATCCTCGATAACATCTGCAACCACAATTTCCATGCTGGATGCCTCGCAAGCACCGAATTCCAACTCATCCGAATCACAAAGTGCTTCCGTGATAGTCAATGATTCACTTTCAATTCTATCATTTTCGATTGTTACCCAGGGGATGCCATTCTCAGCCGGGAACAATGTATCTTCTGGAAACAATGTCTCATACGGGTACAATGTATCAGCAGTCTCATCATAGAACGTAAGTTTGAATTTCTTCTGAGTTTCTACGCTGGTATTTCCAGAACGATATAAGTCTTTGATTTTTTCTGGCATATCAAGCATATCTACACCCCCTATCTTGCCGCGCCGTACTCAATAAACGCAACTCTGGTAGGATTGTACAGAATATCGTTTCTCTCACGATATACCATATAAGGCTCAAACTCAATGTCTGGCATATACATTTCCCCAGTACAATAGCTCATTGTCCAGTCATTCCAGTATTCTACTGTCATCTTCTGCCTATCCGCTGGAAGAATGGATTTAATTACTGCCATATCAGCCAGTCGTACAGGTTTAATGTCAAATTCTATCTTGGTTGCTTTCGCCGGAAGTACATTCCTGTGGAAAACTCCGTCATTGTCGGTATAATCGTCTAGGTCTGTCTCTTGATCTGGCGTACACTTATAAGAACCGGCATGGATATATTTGTTGGGAAATTCCACGCCATTCACTTTCAGCAACCATCCCTCAAATCCATGCATAAAATCTACCTCCATAAATATTCGAGGTTAGCGGCCAACACATATTCGCTGGTCGGTTTCCAAAGCAGACGGATAAACCTTATTCTGCATGATACAATCATAGCATGATTTTATAAGGCTTAAAGACTCACATACAGCAGTCTTTACACAATGTGCGTGATGTGCATAAAAATATACTCTCTGACATTTCCAGACATGAAGTGTGGCAGTTCCCAGTTGATCCGGATTCTCGGACCGCGAGTTCTAGTTTTCGAGCCAAATTTGGTTTTAAAGTATCGGTCAATCATCTCTTTGTACATTTCCAGGTCATAAACATTGTACTGCAATAATCTTCCAGTCGGATTGAGGTACTGCTTGATAATCTGCTTGTACGCTTTGTCACTAAGGATTCTATGAGGAATTCCAACATACTGCTGGTACTTGTCGTAAAAATACAAGATAATCTTGACAAGCTCTTTCTTCCGGTTATCATTGTCTGTCTTTCCAATCATGAAGTATGGAATCTTTTCCGAGATGTATGCCCGGAGCTGTTCGTTAGTGTATTTTGTATGAGGACAAGTACACTGCCCCGTCACGCCCCTATTGGAAATATAATTAGTTTCTCTGCTACTCTGAAATTGAGTAGTATACTTTCTCTTTTTGACATCTTTTTGTGTCAAAGTATACGTTTCCCCTATATTGAGATCTTTATCGCGATCCCGGTAGGAATCTCTGGCCGTCGTATAAGTGAAGTTAGTCTCTGTTGTAGTCTCTGGTAATGGTTGGGTCAAATTGACCTTTCCATTGGTGCAAATTGATCTCTCCATTTTCTCATCTTTTCGATCAATTTCAGAGGACTGAACCGGCTGATCTGCTTTAGTTGGAATCGATGGTTTCTCCAATTTTTCCAGTGCCTTATAATTTATGGAATACCACAGAGTCTTGTCGTTTTTCATCCGGTTAAAATTAGCAACCAGAATAAGCCCTTTCTTTTTCAGTGACTCGAACGCACGTTTTACTGTTGCCACTGAATAGAACGGGAAATTTGTTTTCTGCCAATTCTCGATGGAATTATACACCCACTTTTTACCGCGGATTATATGTTCTGTTTTCTCCAGCCAATAATGTAGCTGCTGTAAAATCAACGCCTCTTTCACTCCGATCTTACATGCCAGCGACGGCGAAAGTAACAATGGATATTCGTTTAATAACAAGCCCATAAATTTTCCTCCTCTTTTTCTATTATGGTAAAAATCAGATTCCCAGATCGGGAACCATATATCACGAATCATGATGTATTTCTCTAATTATAAGTAATTTCGTATTTCCAGCGCAAGTAAAAAATTTCCTATTTTTTTCTACTTGACTTTTTAATGCAAATTACTTATAATGACATCAATAACAATCCTATAATTTTTCCATCAAAAGTCCGGGTGTGAGGCGATCGCATTCCGGGCTTTTGGTATATCATGACATAAAGAGAGCCCCGGCCAATAATGACCAGGGCTGTTTTAATCTATGAAATTATTTATCTGCGCGTCCAGTAATATGTACTTTTACATCGTCATAAGTTCCTGATGTTGAGTACATTTCAGCTGTATAAGATTCTCCAGCCTGTAAACTAGCGCTTGCACCCATATAGACACGATAAAGATCTATCGGTTCTCCGTTTTTATAAAATACAGCAATCGCTTCTGGAAAATCAATTTTAACAGAACCATTGTTCGTTGCTGCAACTATGGCTTTTTTGCTCTTCTTGATAACATTGGTTGAAATGTTCTGGAAAACAGGTTGCCAATATTTTGTCTGCGTTACTTTTACTGTTGAATCAAACTCAGCTACATCTGGCGAATCAGAACAAATACTATACATGAAAAACGTAGTACCTGCCGGAATATCACATTCACTTAAGCTATCGGCGCTTACTGTCGAACCAACATGATTTTTTCCAACCTCGTTGATGGAAATATCTATAGTAAGAGCGCTATTATTGGTGATTTCGTACAGATGATATGTCGTATAATCATTTCCAAAAATCCAGTCAGAAATCATCAGATCCTTTGTGACTGAATCCGCCGAATACGTGATATGGGACCGGTTCTGAGTCTTGATTAACGCTCCATCAGCTCCAACACGCTGTCCATCCGGTGCTACTCCATTCGACAGCATATAGCCATCAGCTCCGAAGTAATAGTATTTTCCCTTGATTTCTTTCCAGGTATTCGTAGGATAGGAACCATCGTCCTCTTGATACCACCATCCCTTATCATCCTGTTTCCAAGAACCGGCAAATGCTGTTGATGCCATACTCAATGAAAGAGCTGCTGCTAATACTAAAACTTTTAATTTTCTCATCCGATATACCTCCCCATGTTTTTCTTACATTATACCATCCGACATGGAATCCGTCATTTGGAAACCTTGACAAAAAACAAAAAAATTCTTGTTGACTTTTTCTGTTAGAGTTCCGTATAATTTAATTGTGCATTTAGCATAACCCCTAATAAATCAAGTTTTCATTTTTTTGATCCTTTCAAAATGAGCCTCGGAGTAAAAACCGAGGCTTGTTTTGTTTTTTAAGCCCCAGCCAAGAACGACCGAGGCATTCTTTTACTGAATGAGAGAACGAATATCACTGATTTTTAAGTTTTTCTCTTCCATCAGGTCTAAGAGGGATGCAAGCTCCGCGTCTCTCTTCTCTTCCTGCGCCTTTTTCAGATCAGCTTTTAATTTCTCTAATTCTGCTTTTTTCTTCTCAATCTGGTTTTTCAGCTTCTCAATTTCCGTGTCAAAGTTTTTCTGTCTTGCCATGATACAATCCTCCAGTTTTTCTTTTGAGTATACCACGGCAGAGTAGAAAATTGAAGCAGAAGTTTGTTTCCAGGCTACAGCGCCATAACCTGTTGAGCATTGGCGTTCCGGATCTCTTCTTCCAGAAAATACGGCGGCTGGTACGAATTGATGATATCGATCGCTTTATCACACTGACTCCGCTTAATGCTCTTATACGAACGCACTCCAAAATTATATTTCAGATTCGAATATAGGTTGCTGTATAATTTCTGTCGTAACCCTTTGTTCCTATACGCGCTGGAATTGATTCCGCCCAAAACCTCGACGCCCTTTTTCTTGGTCGCTGTCGTGATCCGCTCCGCCTCGATCGGGAGAATTGGAAGATCCGCTTTGATAGCTTCCACATCAGACTGAATCGTATCGATCCTTCGTTCCAATTCCACATTTCCCCTCGCAAGAAGCTGAATCTGCTCTGGGATCGTCAGCGGAATGCCATACGAACCGGTTCTACGGATGCTTGGAAGCACCTCCGATGTTACCCAGCGTTTGAAACGTTTTGCAGAATCCAGTTTGCTGCCGAAGATCAATGAGTATAAACCAGACTCATTGATAATTGTCATTTTCTGTTTTCCGCCAGGGGTCACTAATTCAGTGACCCCTTTATCTTCTTCTGAAACATGGTTCAAAATTGCATTATTGAGAGATTTCCCTTCTCCGTACCCTAATGCTTTAGCCACATCCTTACCGACAAACCACGGCTCATTATTAATAGTCGTTGTCCGGATGTATCCGAACTCTTTGCTATTGAAAATCTGCATCTCTTCCATCAGTCTTTGTCCTCCTCCACATCGTCATAAATATCCTTCACAATGATGTGAATGTATCTCAGGATCTTCGGGTCGTCGATCTCTTCCAGCATTTTGTTGATGTTTTTCTTGTAATCCATTTAAAATTTACCTCCAAAAACAAAATTTTATTGCCATCAGAGGTACGCAGTGTTATAATTTACTTACACTCTGATGGGTGTGGCGGTAGCTGATTTGATTGGTAGTCTGAACAGTTGCCGCTTTCTTTATTCTCTGAGTTCCTCATCTATCTTTTCGTTTAACCAGGCTGTTTTTGATTTCCCTTTTTCCTTTAACTTTTCAGTCAAGGCATTCAACTTTTCTCTGGAAACAGGAACATTAAATTGTCCTATGGTTTTACGACGTTCCTTGAAGTATTCAGAATTTGTTTTTTTTGCAATCATTATATAACACCTCCTCGTGATTGCTAGCTAAAATATAATTTATTTGCTAGCAAATGTCAACCCCTAAATTAAAAAATCCCCCAGAAATTTTCCCAGGGGATCTTTTTGATACTAGAACGACACGCCTAACTGTTTACCAGTCCGTTTCCGATACGAAGTGGCTGCTTTCTTGTATTTTCTCTGGAACGCATTGTCATCAAAGACAAGACCTTTACTATTCATTTCTTCCAAAATCTGATTCTGTTCACGTATCGTGCTTTGCAACTGCCGCATCTGATACATGTACTCTGCCATTTTTACGTCCATCTCTCCCTGCATATTCAAGGAGAGAGCATCCATGTCAAGAGATGCAGATTTGAGATTCGGTTTTTTCGGCAAGTCAAAGTTTACCGTTGGAGTCTGCAAGGCGAAATTCTTGTTTATGCCTTTTGCCCATCCTTTTACCGCATCATATGTGGAATCAGCGTTATCCGTAATTCCAAGATTGAATCCTTCGACGAAATACGCGCCAACTTTTTTCATGACCTTAGATGGGGATGCAACTCCACCTTCTTTTTCTGTTTGGCCAACTACAATAGATGCCAAATTCCTAGCGGCTGCTCCAATACTTCCCAATAATCCATTGTTTTTAAGACCCCTAAGAAATCCTTCTAGCATGAACTTTCCGACGCTTTCCATGCTATTGCCCTCTTCGTTACTAGCCGAATTCGCACTGTCATGAACAGTCCTGGGCAAATCCTTAGATGCATCCGATAACTGCCCTTTGAGCCCTTCATCTTTAATACCTTCAATCAGGTTCTGATCTACATCCAGGCCTAATTGTTTCAGTTTATTAACCAACGGTCCGCGCTCACTAGATTCTGCCTTATCAATTTGCTGTAACAGGTTAATGGCAGTTGTTTGTGTCTCTGATTCCTTGCCTGCAATCGCTTTAATCAATTCATCAGGCACATCCAGACCAAGACCATTAAACAGATTAATCAACTCTGGCTGTTTCAGTTGAACACCATTATTTACCTCCGTCAGCAGACCAATCACCGTGCTTTGAACTCCAGCATTCTGACTGGCGAGGTTTGTAATCAAATCTGACGGAAGTGTGATTCCCAAACTCTTGAACAAACTTTCAAGCTGTGGCTGTGTCGCCTGTACACCAGAAGAAATATTTGCCAACAGTGTTGTTACACTCAACTGAACTTCTGGGGACTTATTGGCAAGAACTCCGATAAACTCATCAGTCATTTGCGGAGCAATCTGTCCAAACAAAGTTTTCAGTTCTTCCGCTGATAACTGTGTCTGCTCCATCATCTTAGAGAACATCCCCTCAATAGCCGTGACTGAAATACTGTCGCTGGTTGCAATTTTCTGGGCGAAATCATCGGTAATCGTGATACCAAGATTCTGGAACTCTGTTTTGAGCCCTTCAATACCAGTTTGAATGGTTTGATTGTTTGTTGCTACTCCTGTAGCCGCGTTTTGATAGGCGGTACTGAAATATTCGATATCTCCATTAACATCTGACAACGCTTGTCTGGTATTTCCCAGTGTTTCCGTTGCTTGGTTAAACGCATCATTTGCTGCCTGGTATTCAGCGTCAATTTTTCTCCATTCTACACCGAACGGATCGTAGGTGGTTGTCATACTACCCTCTCCACCAATTCTGCCAGCTTCTGCCTTTTTCTTATATTCATCAATTTTCTTTTGCGACTCCAAAAGTTTCTTCCTGGCTTCTGTCTGGGCATCAACCGCATCCGCAACTGCTTTTTCGCCCTTAATCTGCTTTTCATAAGACTCTTCCAAAGAACTCATAGCAGCTTTAGCTTGTGCTAACTCTTTCTGCTTATCAATGGTTTTTTGAAGTTCATCACGGTTGACTTCCAAAAGACCTGTTTCCCCGTTAAAGTACTGCTCCAGTTCCGGGTACATCTGAACCAGATCCTTGCTATACTGTTTCATTAAAGAGATGTCTTCTGCGGTCGGGTTAGCCTTGCTATGAAGTGCTTCGTACTTATCTGCCATATCTTCTGCCATTTTGGCTTGTGCTTCTCCGGCAGTTCCAAAATCATCCTTCATCTTTTGCGTGGAATCTCTCAGATCCTCGATACGCTGATTGATGTCTTTTTGGCGGGAATCGAAATTGTTTACCCATTCATCGAGTTCTGGTGTTTCCGATAATCCTTTAAGAAAACCACTCCACAAAGAAACAATACCTGTAATCGCTGCCACTGCTAATCCGGCTGGTCCGAACGCTGTATAAAGCGCAGCACTTGCCAATCCAGCAGCAGTTATAATAGCCATGATGTTTGTGGTCAGATTTCCTGTTCCTGTTGCCAAATTTTCAGCTGCATTATATAAAGTGAAAAATTCTCCGGCGACGGCTCCAATACCTAGTGCATATTGAGCAAAAGTAGACAATTGACTTCCAATTGCTTGTAATGTTGTTGGTAATGCGCCAAGCCAATTTCCACTCTGTACGGAATCTCTAAATGTAGTAAATGCAGTTCTAAGCAAAACCACAACTTTTTCAGCTTTCGGCGCTGCTTCTTTTAACGCCACAATGGCATCTGTACTACCTCCTAAAGCCGTTATAAACAGTTTCGCTTTTCCAACACTATTTCCTAAAGCATTCGCAAATTTCTGAATGTTTCCGGTTTTCAACATCGCCGTTACACCAACCAATGTGAGCAACGCCGTCTGTAATGGTGCTGTTTCAAATGTTCCTTTGTAAAGGTTAAAAGCTGCGTTAATTCCGTTCCAAATTGCCTTTCCGACACTTGCTAGGATTTTGGCATAATCAATACTATTGAGGAATTTTCCGATCTGCTGACCGACCATCTCCCATTTGATTTTTGACAGTGCCTCATTAATTGCTGTCAATAAGCCAAGCGCCCACGTGCTAATCGTATGCCCTAATAATCCAAAATCAAAAGTGGAAAAAAACTGGTTTACGCCTGCCGCTATGGAAGCACCAAAGTTTTTCCAGTCAAATGTAGTTCCGAATGAATCAAGGAAATGCAGTGCTGTATTCAGCGCTCCGGCAATCGTTCGACCTAATGCCCCGAACAAATCTGGAGAAATCAGACCGTTCAAAAAATTTGCCAAACCTTTACCGAAATTCTCCGCGCTCTGATAAACGCTATCCCAATCAATTCCGTTCATAGCATTTGTCAGTGTGGTTCCAATATATTTTCCCAGTTCGTACAGAGAATCAATTTCGCTCTTGTATTTCTCCAGAATAGAATCTCTCCGCACCAGTTTGGCATCTGCACCATTAGCGTTTCCGCCACCAGCACCACCGCCACCGCCTTTACCGCCGGATCCGGAACCATCGTCTGATGTCATGTTGTTTACTTCATGCCATGCAGCAATATAGCGATTCAATTTCTTCGCATTATCAGCAGCTTTACCGGTTCCATCTGCCATATCCTCTGCACCAGCACCAGCCGCATCGAAATCATTCGCCAGTCCTCCGGCATCAATTTCTATTGTCCAGCCGAAGATCGCGCCAAGCGCATTTGCCACCGTTTTTGCAAAAGCAATTACCGATTTCATGACACTATTCAATGCTGTAATAAACGGCTTGAATGCATTAACTAAAACGCCACCGACAATTCCGCCTAATTGCTGGAATTGCTGTACTAAAATTCGCGTCTGATTGGCCCACGTACCGCTAGTACGTGCAAAGTCTCCTTGCGCGATGGCCGTATTAGCCATGACATACTGATAACGTAGCATCGTCTTTTGTGCTTGTGTCATCGAAGATATGTTAGCATCAAGACCGTTTTTTAACGCATATTCTTTTAATGTCGTTTGGGTTAAGTCTAGGCCGTATTTTCTTAACGGTTCTGTCTCACCTGAGAATACAGCCTGTAAACTTCTCGCAACTTCTTTCTGAGATACGTTATAAAAAGATGCCATATCCGCTGCTAGCTTAGTCAATTCGATGGACATATCAGACATCTTACCTTGTGCAAATCCCATCGCCATTCCCATTGCCTGGAAACGACCAGAAATTTGTTTCGCAGTCAACTCAGACATGCCGAAGTCCTGGATAGAATGCTGAGTCAGTTCATCAACCTTGCTTGCGTAATCGCCGAATGCGTTATCTACAACGTTCTGAACCTCTGTTAGGTCTGAAGAAATATCGATCGCTTTCTTAAACCCTTGTAATGCCCTAAGCAACATCCAATAAGTCGCATAGAATTTTCCAATCGCACCGGCCAGACCAGAGAAGGATTTCTTAGCCTTGCTAGATGCACTTGGCAATGACAACAAGCCTTTTGACAGATTTCGAGAACTGTTTCCAGCCTTATTACCTGCATTTGCCAAATTTGCCAGAGCCTGTGTCATTTCAAGCACATTTTTGCTGACTTTCGGTGCGGTTGACAATGTTGTCAGCATCTCCTTCAGTGCTTTTGCCAGACTGGTAATATTTCCACTGGCAGCTCTGGTAGCCGTTACTGTTCCAAGCTTTGAAATTCCATTAGCAAGTTCAGTCAATCCCTGTACATCAAACCCACTAAAATCCAATCCCTTTAATTCTGAGGACAGATTTTTGATAGGTGCAATCAGTACTGGAATATTGGCTGCCGCTTGAGTGACTGTCTTTCTGCCAAGCGTTCCGATCGCCGTCGCGATGTTTCTGATTCCAGTATCATCAAACTGGATTCCATTCAGCATTGCCAAATTGGATGCTAATTGCTGGATCCCGGCTGACGTCTGCCCGATCTCCTGCATTCCAGCCGCGGACGAAATACCATTGGTGGCATTTGCCCCCTGCGCTGACATTCCACTGAGCATGGAAGTGATTCGCTGAATCGTGCTTTCCATCGACGTCAGAGAAGTGATTTCATTTTTCACAGACGCAGAAACGACGCTGCCCTCTTGCTGAAATGCTTTGGTTTTCTCTTTTACTGCACTCGTTACTTCAGAAACTGTAGCTTTGAGATTTCCAAGCTCGGAACTTATTGTATTTTTTCCACCCGCTTGACTAGACAAATCAATACCTTTCATAGTATTTTGAAGCTCTGTTGCGGATCCTGATAACTTTGTAAATGTAGATGATAAATTCGTCAGCTTACGAATATCAATCATATTCACACTGGATGCCAGTTTCTCCAGCGCATTTGACATTCGCTCAATTGATGCGTCCGCTCCCCCTACATCACTGGCTATTTCCAATAATAAAGAATCTATAACATTATCTGCTGCCATTTCTACCTCCATTTGTTTGAGGTCAACAGTTACATTTCATTTCATGTACCGGTAATAAAAAAAGCGGACAAACATTACTGTTCATCCGCCTCTTTCTTTTTATAGCTTCGCGCCATGAAATCCAATTGAAGTAAATATTTCTCCTGCATATCTGCCAATTGTTCCTCATTCAGATTTGAAACATCAACAGGTTTGTTTTGCTCCAATGGATTTTTGGGGTATTTGGCTTTTTTAGAAAAAGCCGCCGCAATGGCATTCATGGTATATGCTCCAATTAGCCACGCTTGATATTCAGTTCTTTCCCACTCGTTTTTGCGACGTTTCCAATATGCATCAATATGCCGTTTAACTGCACCAAATGTCATATGGAAAGCATCTTTTTCGGATAAACCACATTCCAAAGCCGATGGGATTAACTCATTGAGAATTAATTCTCTGAAAGTTTTTTGACTTTGGATGTTGCCCGTCTCTGCGCCCGATTCGGTTTCGGTTCGCTCGATTCTTCCGTGTTCATAGCCTGACTCATGATCTTGTTCAGACCGGTTCGAACGAAAAAATCATCTTCCGCCATCTGATTAAGGCAAATTGTGAACAAATCATAAAAATTTCCAGTACCATCCTCGGAGTGCTCTTGGATATACTGCTTTGCAATTTTCTTGGCGTCATGCATGGAGGATACGGTTCCATCTCCATCCATTCCATGATACTCCTGCAATCCAGCATAAAGCATCAAAATTGCAGTCTGAGGCAATTTCGAAATCTCATTTTTAATTCCCTGCACAGATTCTTTAATCACTTTTTTTCGTGAATCCGGATCGAGTTCTGCAAAAGCATCATCAGCCAAATACGCAGAACCGGAGACTCCTCCCAAAAACTCGATTAATCTATCGATGCAATCGGAACACAAAGAAGCCTCCAGAGTGTATTCAAGATGATAATCCTTACCACCAATAGTTAATGTCTTGTACATAATCAAGATACCTCCCTATCCTTGATTTTATGATCTACACATCTTCTCCATCTGTTGTCGGTTTAATCGCTGTCAACATACCTTTATACTCATCGATTGCCAGAGACAGCTCTGCTACCAGCAATTCATTCTGATCAACCGCAGGCATCGGGATTTTACCGCCCGGCTGAGCAACAATGAAGAATGCCTTAGTAAGATTCGGACTCCAAACAGTAAACCAGGTTCTCTTGTTGGCTGCCAGTCCTTCTGCCGCATCTTCCAACATTTTCTGGTAAATCGTTTCTGTTTCGTTTGTCAAGTTGAACGAAATTGTCCAGTCTCCGCCGGTATCCTGTCTGCCTGCAACATTTCTTGTCTGCTCATCTTCGATGGCAGATGCATCAATTGTCTCTGTACTCAAAGAAATCTCTCCGATAGAGTTACATCTTTGCAGCCATGTATACGCAGTCGGAGCTACACCAGGCGTTGTTTCTACGGCATAACCAGCTCTCATTTTAAGGGTAGAAATACCAGGAATATTTGCTATTGCCATTTAATCTCCTTTCCACCTCATTAATTGTTAGAGGTTAGCGATCACTTCATTTTCAGTGACCGGATTTTTTTATTTTGTAAACTGTTTCTTTGTTTGATCAATCCATGTTGCCGATGCACCAGATACCATTCCGATCGCGACGGCATTCAGAATATCAGTTGCCGGATAGTTTGGCATGACATACATTCCGACTATTCCCAATATGCCACCAATGGCAGCTACGATAACAGTAATCCACTTATTGTCAATTCCGGATGCCTTAACACCAAGTCCGATGAAATAGCAAATCGCCACAATGGCAGCTACACTAGCAATTCCAAAATCCATTGTCCTACCTCCTTTCCGTTTAATTGCACGAAAAAAGAGCATTAACATTAATGCCCTTATTCCCTTATACTATTTTAACTTATGTTGTTGTTTTGTAAAAAGTCACATTAAAAGGATTCTCCGCAATAAAGCCTATTGTAACGACTGACAACGCGAACAACCGTCTTGTCCGAACCCTCTATCTGTTCTGGTCCGTATGTTCTCCTAAATCCCATTTCCGTCATAGCTTGATGACTGATATTGTCAATTTCATACGCTTTACTTAATGCCTTTTGCCCTTTAGCATAAGAATCCACTTGAAATGCCGGAATGATTGCCGATTCATTTCCATCTAAATCCCATTTATTCCCAGGTGCACCCATCATATAGATAGTAGAATATGGATATTTGTTTGGAATGGCACTCTTTTGCATAGAGCATGTAATGCCCTTTATGCTCTGCATATTTGATAACCATTTTTCAAAAACATCAAGAACAGGATTTTTTACTGTTATCATTAAATTCCACCTCCAAACACTTCCTTGGCAATTTCGTGTATTTTTTGTATAATCTCTACACTAGCTTTATACATTGGCATCGTTGCTTCCGTACCGAAGGATCTAACACTTTCTCCGGTATCAGCTGTATAAAACCATGAATCGTTTTTTCCGTTTCCTTTTCCGTAAGAACCGATTGTATAACCCATTTCCGCACCTTTAGGATTAGGGCTGGTTCCCGGAGAAGTATTGTAATGCACACCAGCACCAAACTCTATAAACAGGATATCTGAGCCCTCGCAAACAAGCGTTGCCTGCGCATAATCTTGGAACGAATTAATTTTTATATATGTGTTGTGTGTTTTATCTGAATCGCCTTGTGCTGCATCCACGTTTTCATTGACAATAGGAATTCCTATTTCCGCTAGTTTCTGCACAAACTCCACATTCTTACTTTTTAACACCTGTCTATATCGTTCCAATTCTTTTTGAGCGTTTCGAATGCTTGATACAGACAGATTAATCTTGATTTTCTTCACGATTTGCTCCTATCTTTTCTATTCCGTATCTGTGAACCAATCCCTTTTCCGCGCCGATACATTTTTTTAAACGGTAATCCGGCAATACTGTTGGTTCTAATGTTTCTTCATCCATTTTTAAAGTTCCATCTTCATTTAATTCTGGTTCTTTGTCTACCCATAACAGCATTCCTTCTTGTGGCTCAAATGAATCCCATCTGTTTTTCCATCGTGTTAAGTATCGATCGTAGTTAGGTACTAAACCGGCAGCTATTTCTTCTGGCGTCCCAGATGTAGAAGATACTGTCATATACCTAATCTCTGGTTTTGAAAAAGTTTTTATCGTATCTATTCCGTTCAATTTTTCAGTTACCATTGAAAAATAAATTTTCTGTTGTTCTCGATTATTACTTCTCACTACGAAACCATCCTTTCTATTATCGTGGGTATATAAAAGATTGCTTTTCCTCCTAAACTCTCATAAACCGATTTGAATATTAAATATCCATAATTGGCAACAATATTGCACACCAGTTCTTCCATGTCAATTACATATTTTGGTTTGGAATATCTATGTATATCACTGATTATATCATATTCCCATAATACTGTATGAGTCATTTCATGAATAAACACAGTAATCAATTCTCTTCCATATAAATCGTTTGAAAGGTAAATCGTATGTTCTGATGGAACAGTAACTCCAAGCGTATAACTTCCCGTTCTATCAATCAATTCTGGATTATATGGACTAACAAATTTCACTTTCCAATCATGATTATTTACCATTAAATATCTGTCCATAGCCCCTCCAATAGCAGAAAAGACCCATGCCACAAAAATGTAACACAGGTCCCTCTTATAACTTACTGCATCTGTTGTACTAATTTAGTTATGTCTGCTTTCATCGTCTGGCGCAATGTAGGATCTGCATCCGACCACATTTCTTTCAGATTTCGAATTACATCATCTGTATATTCCTTTGTGCTATTATCCATCATTCGTTTTGATTCTGCATCTTTGGAATCATGATAATGTCTTCTGTACTCATCGTAACGATCATAAGACTCTCCATATCTGGAATTTTTCTTATCATCTTTTCCTTTGTATGTCAGATAATCATCCATCCACTCATCATCTTGTTTGTACAGATAGGGACGATATCCCATTCTATGGCCTCTGCCTTTTGGGGCAAATCTGCCGTTATCATAGCGATAACGGTCATAGCCCATTCGTTCCATGAAGTCATCCGAATTTTCCTCATCCATTGCATCGATGATTCTCATATCTTTATCATATTGAGCTAAATCTTTAGCAATATCAATCCACTGTCCAAAAACCATCAGTTCCGCAGGGGAAACATGGTCTAATCCTTTAGATTCGATTTCTCTTTTTACGCATTCTGCTATCTGTTTTGCGAATCTATGCATAAATTACTTTCCCCCTTTTAAACTCTGTGTAACTACTGTTTCAGTTGTTGGTGCTGTGCCATCAATCGATGCCAGCGTATTATTCGGCATACATGACGGATTCCCTAACATCTTAAAGGTTCCTCCGGTCGCGCTCGTCTGTACTACTGTAGCATATCGAGTTCTTGTTCTAACTCCGCACGCTGTGACTTGACGGCAACAACGATTTACCAGAGGATATTGAACTGTCCCGGCGCCAATCTGGAACACAACCGGAGCGCCGATCGTTGCTGTGGTTGGAATTGTCTGACCTAATATAATGCAGTATTTCTGCCCATCGTTATAACTTCCTGCCGGAAGCGTAACAACCAGGTTCCCGTCCGTAAAAGTAATCGCCGTGGAAACAACCAAGTTATCACACATGCGGCAAACATTTCTACAAGCCATATTTTACCTCGCAATCTAAAAAAGAGGCGGAGATACCGCCTCTCTGATATTTGTCAACCATAAAAGGCGATTAGCAACAACCGGTATTAGCTGTGCAGCAATTTCCATAGTATCCGTACAGATTGGATGCTGGGTATGCCGGAACCGGTAACGGTGCTGTTCTGCGAAGAATCTCTGCCGTATTCGCAGCCATTGCCGCCTGCAATTCTGCATTCTGGTTAGACTGCGATGCTGCTAGTTTAAGTGACTGGTTCTCTGCCCGAAGATCCGCAGTTTCTTTCTGACACAGATAATCAAGAATTGCTCTCGTTCCTGCATTCTGGTTGTCGATGATATCTCTTGTGTTGTTGTTCATGGTGTTTTGCAAAGCACATGTATTCTGTGCCATATTGAAGTTGACGCCCTGAATTGCTTCGCGTGTCTCACAGCAGCAATTAGATAATTGGGCCTGCAGAGCGTTTGTATTCTGCATTCCGGCTACGGTATCTGCATTGATGGATTGCTGAATTCCGTTGAATCCTTGCAACATTCCCACATTCAAACCGTTAAATCCACTCTGCATTGTGTTGTTTAATGCATAAGTACTGTCACAAATCCCCTGCTGAATACCGCGGATGCCGTTTTGAATGTCATTAAGGGCAAATCCCTCATTTATATCTGATCGTGTCGCCCAGCCCTGGAAACCGGCTCCATTAGTGCCATTGGCACCATTTCCGCCCCAGCCGCCATAGCCGTTTCCCCATCCGCCAAAAATAGCAAAAATCAGGAACAGCCAAATAAACCAGCCGCCATCTCCCCAGCCATTACAGCCATTATCTTTAGAGTTACCTGTTGCGGCAGCAATGTCCGCTAACGAGTATCCGCTTGAAGTCATCATAATTTCAAGCCCCCTTAAATATATTTGTAAATCAAGAGGAATCCTAGGCTTTCCACTCAATCTTACAGCAAAGTTATTTCATGCCAAATTGATTTTTGATCTGAGATAATGCTTTTTCCGGATCGATATGGCGCTCCTCACATAGATTTCTAGCTAATCTCTCTATTCCGGTACTATCTCCATTTTTCATCATTTGTATAGCATTGTTGAGCACAGGATTGTTCCCGGCTTCCTTTTGTAAGATGGTATTTAATGCTTCTTGAGGATTTCCACCACTTCGCATTAATTGGATTAACTGCATAGGATTAATCATTTTTGACCTCCTCCCCTCTGTATGGGTTTGGACGCTTCCGTGTGCTGTTGATTATTTTTATTTACCAAATCTTTAATTCCAGATATCTCCTCGAATATATCTTGCCTTAACTGTTCAAACAACGTATTTAGCGTTTCTTCATTTATTCCAGTATTGAGTTGTTCCGATTTATTTTGAGACTCTGGTTGCATCAATCGATATACGCAAATCTGACTTTTCCCATCTGCCTGCAACTGCTTTCTGTATATTTCAGTCCCATCAGATTTTGGATACCAGACTGGATTCCCACTCATATCAACGTCTTTTGCCTTTACCGCATCGATTCCATCGACAATCTGCCCAGAAAGGAACTGATTCTGCTGATTCACTTGCTGTTGTATGGGAACGTACTGCATCTGTGGTTGGTAATTATTGTTTGGTAATTGGGACAATCTTTCCTGATATGGATTGATTGGATTCTGATATGTAGGATATGCCATATTAGGCCATGTTGGATAAGGTTGCACCTATCTTTCCTCCCTTCTTCCTACCTCTATTATACTTAACCAGATAGGAAGAAAACAGGACAGAATATAGACACTTTATAGACATGATTTGAAAATTACTTTTCGAATTTTGTTTTTGATTTTTATGTTTATTCTATAAGCAGTTTTAGACGATATATTCATTCGTTCTGCTGACTGTTCAAGGGTAAAATTTTGAGCTCTTAATAGAAAAAGTTCGTTCTCATCGGGTGTAAAATTGCATTCACTTTCTAGCACTTCTATCTCTGATTTTGTGAAGTCACTAATATTCATTCTCTTGTTACCCATAAAATCCATTCCTCCCTATATGGATCTTATCCGGGGAACGTTCCACCTTTGAGAAAATAGGCGACTACTGCGCCTATAACGGCTCCGATAATGCCAGTAATGGCCGATTCGTATCGTTTGCTTGGCACTGACATTAAGGATTTTACATTATTATTTACTTCATCCACAGCATCTCGAATATGCTGTAAATCATTGGATACGACATCCATACGACGTTCCAATTCTTCAATTCTGGAGTAAAACTTTTCATGCTCCTGACTGATTTTTTTCTTTAAATCCCGAAAGTCATTTTCAAGGGATTCGATTCGATGTATATTTACGCATTCTGATTCACATCCCATCGCCATACCTCTTGGGCCCTTTCTCTCCCGTAAGACTATACTTCTCCCCACCACCGCGCGAAGTATCCCTGCAACACAACGGGAGGAATTGTGTCACGCACCGTCTGTGTTATAAAATTTTTGCAACTGGGATGATTCCTCGAAGATAACTTGCTGGCGTTCCAGCACTGTTATATGAAACCGATACTCCAGATTCAGAATAACTCATAACACCTTCTTTGCCCTGCTTATCATAGTGATACTGGGCGATTTTTCTGATTTTACTTTTGTATCTTTTCATTGCTACGTTTTTTGCAATATCTTCATCTTCCTCATTTGTGAAACCAAATGGGAACATTTCCTGGACAACATCATCAATTGCATCATCGATCAGCATAAGCAAAAAAGAATCCTGCTCTGGAATATAATCGTGTCCAATATATTCAATTAATTCTCTCAAAATTTGTTCTTTCAAGCCTATACCTCCATCATTTATTTTTTCGACGGTCTGCCTCTTTTTGCTGCCGGGGCAGGTGTCTCAATATCTCCATCGTTAGAAGAAAACGGAGAAACTGTGCTCTCCGCCTTAACCTCATCATCTGGAACCATCTCTCCGGCCGCATAGTAAATACCATCGTGTTTTACAACGTGATCGTATGTCATGCAATGCCTCCTTATTCCTTTACTTTCAGAACATAGATGCTGTCCATGCCCTCAAAGGACGGCAGTGCAATCATAGACGCTGTAGTGAAATACTCTACCGGCGGTCCGTAGATGGTTTTTGTTGCAACTGCGATTCCGCTGTCCAGTACAGTTACATCTACATCAGCATTTCCTCTCAGGGTTCTCTCCTCCGGAGTTACACCAGCCCAAGTATTACCAAGCGTACCATCGCCAATGATTGTTACGTAATCATCTGGGAAGAATCCTTTCTTGGTTCCGTCAAAATCCTGGTATTTCTTATCGTACAAAACCGGAATAAGACCTGTCTGCAACCGGAATACTTCTTTTGCCTTTGCTTGAGACATGAAGTCTACATTGACACCAGATGTGGTGATAAATGCATTCTTCATTTGTTTGCTCTTGATTAAGTAATTGAATGTCTTACTTGTCATAAGAGCATATCTCGGTGCTTCTCCGATACTTGTCAAGTAATCATAACCATTCTGAATGTCATCCAGAGGAGCAGCGCTATCTGCTTTATCCCATGTACTCGTTCCGCTCAGAGATGCATAGTGCTCGCCCTTCCAAGAAGAATCCTCATCGTAGTTGTACGCATAAATGGTATTGTCAGCTGCGCCAATGGTGATTTTCATTGCTCCATCAAGCGGTGCCAACAAGCTCATTCTCATCTTTTCCATAGAAATTTCAGCACCGTTTACCAAGCTATTTACATCATCATAAATGTGGTTTAAAACCTCGTCGATATACGGATCATTGGAATCCTGCGCTCTCTGAATGTCCATCAGATCACGTTCATCAATCTTCATGGACTCACGGAAGATCGGCATCTCCTCTGTTCTGATTTGGAAACCTCCACGGGTTCTAATGGTTGCCATGCTATCCAATGCAGACGGTTTCAATGCAACGCCCAACCCCTTGTGCGCTTTGATCCATTTCAGGTCTATACCATTTTTCTTTCTAACCGGGAACCATGTAGTACCCAGGAAAGGAATCGCATTACTTGCTTCTTCTGTTCTACGAAATGCAACAGCAGCCGTAGAGAAAACATCTGTTAAATTCATAAAACTCCTTTCTTCCCCTTAACTATTTGGGGTTAGCGAATGTTATATTCGGTGTAATTAATTATGATTGAGCTGCCGGGATAGTTCCAACAATCGGTGTAGCAGCCTCTTCAAAAACAATGCGGCATCCGGCATTTACCAGTGCAGCTACAAGCGCAGCATCATAGGTTAATCCACTGTTTTCCTGTGCTCTTTTTGTATGGATATATGCTTTTTTAAGCACTGCCGCCTGCGGTCTACTCTCATATACATCATGACGCAGAAGACCAATTGCGCCTGTCCACGGTGTAGCAGATACCGGTCTGCCATCTTTGTCTACCGGTGTACCTGCCGGAACAATTTTTTCTCCATTGTCCGCAGTTTTTACCACTGACGTAAAATCAACGGTCATTGCCGTAGCTTCGCATTCTTTACGATTTAACACTTCTTTCTCCAAACCGACAGAAATGTTTTTTACTTTCATATCGCCTCTTGCCATCGTTAAACCTCCTTATTGGTTTTACATATAATGTTTAATAATATCTGCATTGGCTGTTTTTTTTGATGAACCAGCGGATAACTGCTTTGCTTTCTGCATTGCAAGAGATTCACTTCCATCTCCATGACCAGCAGAGAAATCTTTACGGGACGCTACGAATTCCTGCTCCCAAGCAGCCTTTAATGCTTTAATATGAGTTCCAATAGCTGAAAAAATCTTATCAGCATCCTGTTCCGTAATGGCTTGTGCAAGCTCTCTTGCCTCATCTTTTGCCATCCCGATCTCCTGACTCATACATCTTTCCGTGTACTCTCCAATCTGAAGCTTGTTTTCCAGCTCTTTAATCCGATTCTCACGTTCTTGCTCATGCTCTTGTTTGGCCTGCTGCTCTGCTTCCTCGGCTGTCATTTTGGCTCTTAATTGCTTTTTGAAGTTTGCTGCTTCTGTAGATGCGGTATTCTTTTCATTCTGCAATTTGGCACTTCTGGCTCTTTCTTCTGCCAACTGTGCCATCAATTCTTCTACAGTCGGATGTTTGTCGCCATCACCTTCGCCACCACCACTACCATCATCGCCATCACCTACACCAGAATTTCCACCATCAGCACCAGTGTCGCCACCATCAGCAAAAATCTGTAAGTGCATTGGAAATTTGTTACGTGTCTCGGAATTAAAAGTTCTACTGATTCTATTCAGCTTCATAATAAAAACCACCTTTCTAAATTAGCTCTGTTTAAGCACATTTCTCTTGTGCCGACTCTTTAACGCCTTGTCGCAGGCGTTCGCTCCTTTAGGTTCTTCTCCAACCATTTATATAAAACGTCCAGTTCCCCGAACGTTATTTTTATTACATGTATTTGATTGAGCATCGGCAGTTCACAATCTGACTTGCACTTGCTCCATATGAAGTGTCTTTAGGATAATCCATGACGGAATCTCCTACCAAAAACGGCTCTGTAATTGGCTTAATGGTACCGCCGACTTCACGGTGATCCTTCCGCTCTCTTTTGTCCCGGATATCAACCCATTTCTTTAAAGTGAATCCAGCAGCTATCGCATCCATGAAATCTTGATGATTCAAAGATGTATTTGATTCGTTCTCTGCCATATATTTAGCTCGGTCTGGAGAAACATAATACGGATCATTTGGATTGTTCTGCGTTGCTTCAATAACATCATACGATAATGACTGAATGTAATTTTCCATATAGTCATCCAATGCTACTGCACCAGCTATAGCACTACGATATTGATAAATGAATTGAGAACGCACAAATTCAAAATCTACAGTTCCATATTCTTGCATTGAAAACAGAAGTGCAATTACAATTAAAAAGCTCTCTTCCATCTTCTTTGCGAGTTCTATTCTCTTTTTCTTATCCTCTTCGGATAAATCCATGTCTCCGAAATATTTTTCAAAATCAATGCTTCGCTTATTTTCAACAAAATCGTTGACTTCGTCAAAATTTCTAATTCCAATCACAAGGCATACCTCCTTTACGACTGAACTTTACTATCATCAGTATTCATTCCGTCAATAATGGGAGAATTTCCAGTCTGATTGATTGGATCGCCCGAAGTATTAAAATTATGTTCCTGAGATGCATCAGAAGCAGATCCGCTACTCTTCATATTCTCTTGGAGAGCATCTAACATATCCTTGGAATCCAAATATACTTGCTCAGTATCCTCGAACGCATCCACCATTTTAAGAATATGTCGCGGATGTATTCCGGCATTGAAATATGTCGCAAACGTATTCGCCTTAACACTCATGTCTGTGTTTTTCTTGCGCGTGAAGTGCAAATCGATATCACTGGTATGAATCAATCGAATTGGCGCATCCATCGGAAGTTTTCTTTCTGGCACTTTAGCAATCGCTTTCAAAATCAGTGATAATTCTTCACGTTTACCATGTGCGATCATCTGTTGCTCACGAACCGCATCCAGTTCTGTGGCACTCCAGCCTGCTGACATATCTGTGGCGCTTCCTGTTGAACCACCACCAGAATTGTCATATTGAAGAGGGATCTTACAATCTTGCAGAATTTCTGTTCTGGTAGTCTGAATAGCATTCAATGTACTAGAACCATCAAACGTACTGGAAAGCGGTTGTATCTTAGATACTTTTCCATCGTCAGAAAAGGTGCACACCCATTCTCCACTCTTAGGACTTCTGCTTTTTCCGTCTTTATCTATAAACGATACGTTATCAGCCCACCATATTTCCTGTGTGCGTTGTGCTACATCATTGGTGAAATCCGAAAGCAGAACATTCAGTGCATCCATTCTGGCTATTTCTCGTTCAAAACATCCAGTGCGGTCGAAAGCACGTTCATACTCAACAATCGGTATTTTCTCAAGCGGATTTTTTTCTTCGCTAACAATTTCTCCGTTTTCTACTTCAAATCTGCTCTTATCTGTATAGCAGGTAAAGTATTCCGAACCATCACGGCAGGAAAAACTCACACCTAATACTTTTTTTTGACCAGGGCCATCATAATAAACCACAAAAGCATACTGTGAATCCAATGTATATAAATCCACCAGAGAACCATCGTCCCAATCATCCGTCTTGATATCAACCATTCGATGACCAATACCACACACTTCAACAAATTCTGCCATGCACTGATCTAGCCATCCAATGTTTTCCCCGTTGATTAGAGTTTCATTCAAGGCAGAAATTCCAGAATCGTCTGTACTGGAATCTGTATCGTGCAACTCTTTATTACCGCGCTGCACCATCGTAACCGGGTTTCCCCAGTTATACGCGATTTTGAACTCTTTCACATAATTCGCCAAATTTGCATGTACTCGGATGTCGATATCTGGACGTATTGTTTTTGGACGAACAAGAGGCTGTTTTCCACGTTCATACTCAATCAGGAACTTCATCTCTTTGACATTTTCTCTGTGGATATTCATTGCTTTATCCAATACTTCCAAAAGATTGTTTCTATCTATATTCTTATACCTGCTATAAATTCTTTTTCGCCCAATCAACTGTCTTGGCCTACCATTGATGGCAATTACTTTCTCTTCTGATTCCATGCAAAACACACCTCCCTTCTATTCAAAAAGAAAAGCGCCTGGAATTCTCCAAACGCTCTAAATACATTTTTACGATATTATTGTACAATAGTTATATGTATGCTAAAAAGTCACTTTTTTCGAACATTTAATAAAGCAAGAAAATATCTTCTCCTATCATTCATCGCACTCTGTGAGCAAGGAACTCCCATCACTCCACGCAAATAGGCATACGAACAATCACGGTCACAAACGAACTTAATGATAAATTTCCATAAGTCTGCATCTACTTCTTTTGCCGTATTTTCAATCAAATCAATCTTTTTCTGTAAAGCCTCGTGTCTCATTGCAAGATCCGCCGTTGGATCGCTTTTATTATTGGTCTTTGAAAACGGCATTCCGTTGAATCCTGTACTATGAACAGTATCTTTATTATACAGTAATTCATCTTTCCATTCCTGATACTGTTCACAAAAAGCAACCAATTCTCTCCTACGTGCCGGTGTCATGTTGTAATCTTTATAAGTGAATTTTCGTTTATTCATGATACCTCCTAAAATGGACTTGTCATAATTCTGGTTCGTGAAACTCCACTGCCCTTATTCAAAAATACTGCTAATGCCGCCAATGAGTCCGGTGCATCATCATGCTTATTTTTACCAGTGATTGTAAAACTGTAAACTTGATTAAGAAACTTTCGATATTCTTTTGATTGACAACCTGAATCTCGAAAATAAAAGCTCCGAATAGCTTGTGCATTATCCCATATTCTTTGTTCCTTTCGTTGCGATGTTTTTTTTCCTCCTTTTCCGGCATTGACGATCATCTGTTGTGCAAATCTGGAAATCAAATTGATTTGAACTCCACGTTCTTTCAGCATTCCATTTATATCATCCTTGTAACCTTCGCCACCATTATTCGCCTCAAAAAAGGCATTCGACACATGATTCCTGATTAACGCATCTAAGACTTTCGGCTGTGTAACCATCTTTTCACTACTATCAAACACGACATCATGAATGTAAACCGAACCATCTTCGTAAACATAAGCAATTGGCATGGAAAGATAGTCTGTTCCGCCCAAAGCCACATCACACGCAGCGACCACTTTCAGCGGTGCCACATCAGGCAACACACCATTGTAAAAATTCATATGCTCTGGGTTAAATACCGCGCCATCACGTTCAATCGGTTCCTGCTGACATTGTGCGAACCACGATGCCATATCGTCATTTTCTTCAAATTTCGCACGTTCAATTCGATAATATTTCGTACTGAACCCGACATTATAATCATAATCAAAGTTGGATTCATCTGTTTCTGGGTCTAGCGCCGGTATCTTTAAAACTTCCCATCTGATTCCTTTTGCCTCTGGATTGTTCTCCAGAAATCCCATACGATTCATATAGATATCATGCAGACTCCAAATAGTTCCGTTATAAAGGACCTTGCATTTCTCTTTTTTACGTTTCATAAGGTTGTTATCAAACAACATCTGCTTTCGTGCTAAAACATCCGGACTCAAAACATCCTCAATACCTGCCAAAATATCATCTGCTACCAGCCATCCGGTCGCATCGTACAAACCGTTCAAACCAGATGTCAGACCTTTTCCAGACAATGACTTGTATTTCTTCTTGCGCTCCAAATCAACGGTATTAGCTTTAGCATCAGTGGATACGATTCTGGCATTCGGGAAAACATCTGTATGCAAATAAATCGGATCCGTCCATATCTCCTTCACACCATCAAGGAATGCTCCTCCGGCATCCTCTTTATATGAACAGTAAAGATTACTCAGCTCTGTATTTCGGCAGCAATGCCATGCCATTCCAAGTGTGATTATCTGCGTATTATGTGTTGGAACCATTGTTTTCCCAACCAAATACAAACCATCACTATTTGAAACCGTAATGCAGTTGCCTTGTTTTGGAATGCTTCTTGTGATTGATTTGATAGAAATCCTATGTTTCTTTGAAAATTCTTTTAGTTTCTTTCGTTCGATTGTACATGGTATTTCAATTGTTGGATTAAATCCAATGGTATATACTGCATTTCTACCAATTACACCACTGCTTGATATTTTCGGTTCTTCCTTTTTTATAGATGCTCTCCATCCAAACGTGGATATTAAAGAAACAAAGTCGTTTTTTAACGTTTCATTTGCGGTTGAAAACTGATATCTTCTTTCTTTTCTAATCAAACATCCATCCGTGTCCAGCAAGCCCGCCAAAAGTTCCAGTCGCTGCTTTACAGAAGCACATAAATATTCTTTCGGTATGTGTTTATTACAAATTTTCGTATAATAACACATATCATAAGTTCTTAAATCGTCTACCAGTTCCCTGCCAAATACTGTTGTTATTACCCCTGTCGTTTTATGAACGTATTGATGTTTTATTGGATATCCATACTTTACAATTTTATCGACAATAGCAGAATCCGATTGAGGCCCAGAAATGGCAGGCTTTTTATTGGTTCCATCACCCAACCAGGCCCCTAAAACATACGGATGTACTTTTAGTTGCATTTCCGTTCCTGCCATTATCGGCTTTTGAGGAAGATAAAATCTATATCTATCATTAAATCGTTCTTTTCCTATTAAGTTTTGAGTTTCTTCTGTTTCCCAGACACCTCTTTTTTTGTCATAGACAGTCCATTCGTGTCTAAAGTGGCATTCAATCTTTGTGCCATCGGACAATTCCACTGTATGAGTTGTATGATATTTAGGATGAACGCAAATCACTGTAGTAAACTTTCCATCGCTACCAATGACTTGATCTCCTAATTTTAATTCTCCGTGAGTTTTCCATCCACTCTTTGTAAACACTGGCGTATCATCGGCTAATAGCTTACCAACACGCGCCGGCATGTGAATAAATCCCTCATCCAGCTGATCATCTTCCAGTCGTTGAAGCAGATTGACAACCTTTATCAATGTCTTGCGTCTAGGCTGATAAAAGCGTTCCTGGGGTTTTCTATCCTTTTCAACATACAAAGCATAAGAATCCAACAGATCTGGAGCTTCAAATAAAAGCAACTGCCAGTACAAATCATCAAAATTTCCACTTCCTGTTTGTGCTGCCCTATAAGCCGCCATCTGATGCAAATATTGACTGATTTTCAACGCACAGTCTTTAACATCCTTATGTTCAGCGAATACATAATCGCTACGCATATTCAAAATAAGCTGAAACAAATCTTCCTGGCTTTGATAATCTTTCAAACCACATTTCATAATCCGGTCCGCAATGTATTTATACCATTCAAGACTGCCCTCTATTAATTTTGACATATAAAAAGAACCACGCTCCCCCTTTATCAAAAAGTGAAGTCATGGCTCTCTAAATATTGGCTCTCTTGACTAACTATCCATTATTCTGTTAATGATTGGCATAGTGAAACAAAATCGTTTCTACTCAAATTTTTCAATTGCTTACTTGCCAATTCGTGTGTGTATACTGGTCTCCCCATCAACTTGTATGCGTACTGATAGACATACTTCCTATCCTCTCCCGTCAGCATACAAATTCCCGTATAGGCTTCCACAATAGCTGCTTCCTGTTTTGTCATTTGGATAAATTCCCCCATTCCAACAAACCATTGAAATCTATTAAATCTGTGTTACATATTTTTCCATCATCAGTGCAATAGTAATAACCCGTAATAGGCCGCTGCAATAGTTTATGCCGCATGATGCATTTGGAAAAGCCATTGAACGATCGTTTCTTGTCTCCATATGGAATAAATGAAATTAATACCTTTCCAGGATCAGTGCGATTAGAACGAATAATGAGTTTTCCCCACAAATTCACAACTCCGCTATTGTAGGTTATTCCTATTCTTGCCATACCTAAGATGACCTTGTATTTTGATTGAACATCATTCGACATTAATAATAAACTTTCCTTTGCATTTACTGCCCCGACAAATATAGGGCATCATATGTATCTTTGTTTCATAAAAAATTCGAATAGCCTTTTTATGACAAAATGGACAGATGATCCACACCTGTCCATCCGAAAGTATTTTTTTATCAGCTATTCTATTCCATCCCTCTTCTGGTGGATTCATGTTTTTTGAAAAATCACTCATAGCTTTCCAGCCCTTAAAGTAGACCGGCCGTTTCCTGTAAATTCGCATACATACAAGCCAGCGTATTGACAGTTACTCGTAGCTGATTGATTCTAACGCAGTCTTCTTGATATCTACTTTCCAAATACTTACCTCTGTCCTTAAGATCGGTCAACTGCTTTTGAGTCTCCAACAGATCCTTATTAGCTTTTTCTAGTTGTTCCTTTAAATCAGAGTTTAAAATCTCTAAGTCAAGATTCTGTGCTATCACTGTTCCCCTCCCATTGTTCGCAAGCATCGTCCCAAAAACGAAAGTCTGCACGATACTCTGAATCTCCATTACAGCATACGCCCTCATAGTGAGCATACCATTTACAAGTGCAACAATATTGTTTTTCTTGTTGTTTTTCCATAATCCAGCAAGTGGAGTCGAACCACACGAAAATTCTTCTCCACCGTCTGGAGTTTGCCGGAATCCACAACATTCGTATTCCGTTCCGAACTGTTGTGTTATATGTACGTTTCCCCGGTATATCGCACACGTTCCTCATTTTAGGCATTATCATAACCCAACTTTTATTTTGCCGGACAAGGAAATGGACCATCAGGGAATTGAACCCCGGACACACGGCTTATAAGGCCGCCGCTCTAACCGTCTGAGCTAATGGTCCTTAGCAGAAGGCAGATTGGGTAAAATCCTTCTGCTGTTGCAGTTCACAAACCACCAGCCGCAACAAAGGTGTTATCCACAGAGGGTATCAATGTGAATAATCGGGCACCCTGTTAGCCGGGAAGCACAGAATCCCGAAAGCCAATGATCGGACTCGAACCGACAACCTACTGATTACAAGTCAGTTGCTCTACCAGTTGAGCTACACGGGCAAAACGAATATCTACTATTCGTTTAATGACTCTCTGAATGGCTGATGCGTCCAGAATTTGATGTCATGATGAGCTGGAACATCATACACAATGCCGGTGGTCGGAACTTTGCACGAACGTGCCTTTCTGACAACCTTCTCAAAGCTACCAAATTTATCAATCTGAATGCGTTTTCCCTTTTTCAGTTCACGCCGCATGACTTCCAGAAACTTATCAACGATGATCTTGGTCTCATTTTCCTCAATGCCAGTTTCTTTAGCAACCATTCTAATCATTTCTAGTCTGTGCATACTCTTTCACTTCCTTTCCTTAATACTGTTAATACAGATAGTGGGACTTGAACCCACATGATGTAAATCGTCAGATTTTGAGTCTGATGCGTCTGCCATTCCGCCATATCTGCATATGTGGTTACAAAACTGGAGCAGTCAGACTCGAACTGACAATACCTTGATTAAAAGTCAAGCGCTCTAACCAACTGAGCTATGCTCCAACAACCGGCAACGCCGGTTAGCAAATTGTTTATAGTGCTATGCATGGCACTCCTTCCATAAGATTGAGGATAGTAATCGATACGATAAGGTATTTATTACTCATGCGGGGAAATGAAACACTTATGATGTAACCTTATGGAAAAACCATCCGAGCCTTGTGACGGCTCTTTAATCAGCTTTCCGCTAGATGGTGAAGGATCTACAATCATGGACCAAAAAATAATCAGTCCAAACTGGGCTAGTTGGATTCGAACCAACGAATGCAGGAGTCAAAGTCCTGTGCCTTACCGCTTGGCGATAACCCATTTTTAAACTGTCATATATCGGATGGATTTGACAAATTCCCTAGGAATCGTGACTATCTCATTCTGGGTTTCGATATAGAATAGTTGAGTGTCTTGTGCATATCGGTATGCGTCGCTCTTCTATTCCAGAATATCTTCGATGTCTTCGGATGTTCCGTCAATATATTCGACTCTTACCACGTCCAACTCCCCCAAATGCAAACCAATGACAGCACATATGTAACCAACATCGCCGAAAAACCGACAATTGAAAATTTGTTCTCCGGCATCTTAAGCCCACGCATAAAAAACACCAGGCAGGCAGAGAATACCGCAATCATGACTGTAGTAATTATCTTTATTGCTAAAACCATCTTTATCCCTCCGACATCTATAGCCTTAACGTGTCAATTTGTTCCCGTCAAGCACTTTTTCTATTTTTTCAAGGTTATAAGTTCCGAAAATAGGAGTTTTTCAATCCATTTGCAGAAATCATGCCATTCATCCAGCTTGTGAGCCCTTCTGGCAAAATAAATGTTCCGCAGAACCGCATAATTTAACATCATGGTTCGTTTCTGGTTGTAGCTGGACGGCAGAAGCTGGATCATCTGCCACCAGTATTTTTTATCCTTGGTTTCAAGATATTTTTCCCTTGCAACATTCATTGCAGAAATAATATCATCCATACAAACCATCCAATGATGCTCATCACAATTTAGAATATGTTCAACGCTAAAGTCTTCGCGTTCAAACCGTTTAGCATGGATTTTATGCATGGTACTGCAACTGTTAGCGACGGTTCCGACCTTGTATGTATCAAACTCCTTCCACCAATACAGCGGCGCAGTGACATCAACGGTTACTGGCAAGAATCGCATGAATTTCGAATGATCCGTTCCTGCCGCCACCAGCCGTTTCATCAGCCCTAAATCATTTTCTCCGATGTTCATGTGACCCGGCCAGAACGCACTGTCACTTTTATCCCAACTATTCATCGGGTTACGGGCTCCCATAATCGCTGCACGCCACTGCTCTGGTGATGCTGTTACTGTATTCTCAAGTAAAATCATACCTATTTCCCCTCTACTGTGATGCAATCGTATCTTTCTGAATTGATAGTGTTCTCCATTGCTTCAACTGGATTGTAACCAAGATTTTGAAGAATCTGTTTGAATACTGTCACAGACTGTCCGCTTGCAAGCTGCACGCCTTTACGTCTACTATCTGCATGAAATACATCGTGACGACTATTTACATTCCAGAAAATAATGTTTGGGATTACATAACCTTTTTCTCTAAATGCACGAGCCATATTGTCATAAAATGTCCAGCTATAGTCTTCTGTGCAAAAATCTATTTCCATATCAGAAATAACGACAATTGCTTTGGGCATCTCTTCCTGCGAAATTTTGTGTTTTTCTGCAATTTCAAGGACTCTTTCAAAGGCAATTTCAAGGTCTGTATTATTACCCCAATTTGCGCTGTTTACATTGCAAATTTTCTGTTCAAGTGTTTCTCCTCTCAGAATAACTGTTTCTGGAATGCCCGAAAACGTCATAAACAGATTGTGATATGCTCCAACATTTCTTTCCGCAAAGTAAATCGCAAGTCCTATTGAAGTAGCCAGCGGTCTGCCACACATGGATCCAGATACATCCGCCATTACAAGAACATTGGAACCCTCTTCTACATAATCCGGCAGTGCTTTCCACTGTGCTTCAAGGACTTTGCTGTTCTCTCTGCCGTATAAGAATTTCTCAACAATATCGTAAGGGAATAATGTGGACGCATTGATCTTCGCATCTCCCTTTTCTACCTTGCCGATAAATTCATTGAATCGTGCCTCGTCATGTTTCATAAAAGCCTTGCGGTAAATCATCATTGCACGGCTGGGAACTTCCGGGTATTTAATCTCATCCCATTTTCCGGCAGACATAAGGCTTTCTACAACACCGATCTGTTTTCTCATACTACGGACAATTCTCTTGAAATTGTAGACCGGATAACCAAGTTTCTGTGCGGTCATAACGCCAAGCCTGCGTGTCTCCTTACTGCTTGCATCCGCAGTCTTAATCCACTTTGCCAATAAGGATATTGCCTTGCCATCATTGAGGTTCTTCAAATCTTCCTCAAACTGTTTCTTCATGGCAGCCCACATATCATCCTCTAACGGAGTTTCGATCAGAGAATACATATCATCATATCTTCCGAACACTCCAATCAAATCAATGTTCGGTCTGAGTGCTTCTGGATGTTTCCCTGCCATGTAGCGGACGATTGTTCTGAAAGTCTTTCTTTCTCCCAGTCCTCCACGAATATCTCTTGCGTAGAACGCAATCTTTGTGGCAAAAAGAGCATCCTGATTGCATGCCTCTGCGAACAGTGTTTCAATTCTGCCCTCATCAGCTTCTCTCAGAGATCCGATTGTGCCGAACAAATCCAGTCTTGCGTCTCCTGTGGTATTCAAGGCCACAGCGCCGTTCTCAGTTCTGGTAAATGAACCGTTTTTTCTCATTGCATCTGCGAAGCTCATTGTTTCCTCTCTTTCCAGGACTCTCATTTGTGGAATCGAACCACTTCACATTGTTTTGCAGACATTGTTTTAACCATTGTGATTGCTGTAGGAGTCCCATAATAAAATTGTTTGCAAGTTCATTCAGGACGCTATTGGTTTTTATGATTAACAGTCATATCCCATAATTTGCTGTGAGCGTCCCATATAAAGTTTTATGCCTATCTGGCTAACTTTTTAAGTTCATACCGTCTGTGCTGTCTCTGGCAAGCTTTATGGTACTTTTCCATATCCCTATACTCATTCTTTCGGTTCATAGGCAACCTCATTTCTTTACATGACGCTGTTTCAAACGGGAAAATATTGTCAATGGAATTTTCTGTTTTGAAAGATTGCTGTAAGCGTCACTTAATTGCCCCGACAGAACTTGAACCCGTATACTCGATTGCTGTGCGGAACACAAGCGTTATCGCAGTCATGTTCCCTCCGGTTTACCATAACCGGCAATCGGGGCAGAGACGAGGGGCGGAATCGAACCGCCGACACATGCCTGGATTGGAATGAGATTGCTGTTGAGATCACTAACATGATCTGCGTATTCATATCATTGCTCTACCATCTGAGCTACCTCGCCATAAATCGCAGGAGAAAGATTCGAACTTTCAATGTACCGGCTCCCTAAGCAATATAATATGCTGTGCGTGCCACCCACATGACAACTTTTACGGTGCGTCTACCAATTCCGCCATCCTGCGTTATGGGTCCGAAGACCCTTTTTTGTTTTTGAAAAATTTTTAAGCTGACTTTTTTACACTAGGAACGATTTCTACGGAACATCCGAATTTCTTTTCAATATCCTCCATAGTGACTTTTAGTGGTTTCTTAATCGAACAGGTAAATTGTTCTTTTTCTCCGTTTCTCCCAATCGTTTTTGCAAATCCTGAAAATTCCCATTCACTTTCATTGATACGTAAAGAAACGTGCTGGAGAGAATGATTCTGAGCATACCGAATCATGTCTTTCAAGACGATACCAAAATCATTTTCCCGTAACAGCTCTCTAAAGGATTCCATTTTATCCAAGCAAACCTCCGTACACGGTCTAATTACATGATCTCCTGTAAATGAAAACAATTTCGATACCGTCATAGCTTTTTCTCCGATACACGGCTTATATCCTTGTGAAATCGCCATTTTTAACAGGCAGTCGGCTTCCTCGCTATCCTTAACCCAAATGATTTTCCCACTAAAATCAATCATTCTGTATCCCTCTTTCTTTGAAAATATTATACAACGTTGCCCTTGATACATTAATTTGTTTTGCAAAATCCACTGCTGTAAGTTTATTTGCTTTATATTGCGCTAACAGCTTATCAAAAAGTGCTTCGTCTATTTTCTTCTTTGCTCTACCCTTATATTTTCCTTGAAGCTTAGCCAGTGCAATCCCTTCTGCCTGGCGCTGCCTATTCATTTCTCTCTCTCGCTGCGCTACATAAGAAAATAGCTGCAACACAATGTCAGAAATCAATGTACCTGTTAAATCTTTACCTTTAGTGGTATCAAGCAACGGCATATCTTGAACGATAATATCTGCCTTAATCTCTTTCGTGATATGCTTCCACTGCTCAATGATTTCGTCATAGTTTCTGCCAAGACGATCAATTGAATGAATTACTACCACATCGCCCTCTTTGATTTCAGAAATCATTTTCTGATATTCCGGACGATCGAAATTCTTTCCAGATTTTTTATCCATGTAAATCTTCTCTACTCCATCATCTTTCATCGCTTCAATTTGACGGCCCTCGTTCTGATCAATTGTAGAAACCCGCACATACCCTATCTTCATTTATAACACCTCTCGTTTCTTTATGGTTCAATTATACACCATTTTGATTATATAGTCAATGAACATATAATCAATTTTTAGTATTTCAATTGACTGATGAAACGATTTTGATTATTATATATGTAGGAGGAGGTGATTGACATCGTTTCTCAAAAAATAAAACGAATTATGAAAATAAAACACATTTCCAATATCCAATTAGCTGAATATCTCGGTATATTGCCTCAATCATTGGCGAACAAATTTTCCAGAAACAGCGTGTCGGCAGATGAACTAATTAAAATTCTTAACTACCTTGACTGCCGTTTGGTAATCGAAACTGAACCTGATGTTTCGATAAGGCTAACTATGGATGATGTCGAGAAAGAGGAATAAACCCCTCTTTCTTTTTATTTGCTTATAAACGGTTCAATCAAACGATATTCTTGTTCCGGCAAAATATTCTTACATCCCCAGTCGAAGATATCCATTAAACATGAATCATAATCTCTCAGATGCTCGCATGAAACAACTTCACCGAATCGGTGCTCTTTTATGCACCAGTCATCGCTGCCGCGTATTCTGTTGTATAACACATCCTATGAATTGGATACCCTACTTCGAATAAGCATTTGCCCATCTTCACTCTCATAGAATCGTTTAATAGAACTGAAATCAAATCTTACCCCATATGGCACTGGCATATATGTCAAAAGCTCTCCTGTCTCCAATCTCATTTCGCAGGTCCTTGTGCCAAACATTTTTGATTTACACGTTATCTTGAATCGATACCTACCAGTTTCATTCATGCCAATTCGACCCCCTTTTTGTTTTTTGGAAATTTTGGGGGCTCACCCCGCCCAGACAGCCCCCTACGTTTAGACCCCTACCCCCATGCTGCGCCGCTGGTGTTTTCCCGGTGCTGATTCCAATCGTTGGAATCAAGGCAAAACAGACGCCTTTTTTATTGTTATTTTGCACAAAAAACGTATGCCTGTTGGTGTGTCTAAATAAAGCACGGTCTAAATATACACTCATTGCACAAAAAGCGCTTTAATTGGCTATTTATGGCATTTGTTGCGCTCCTGGGCATCCCTTACACCTGCATTTATCACAGTTCCGGCGCTTCCGGTTCTGGTAATTCCAGACTGTCGGCGTATTTCTGAGCGATTTCTTCCCGGCTCTCCTGCGCTGTGGTTCCGGTTGTTACCCTGATTTCCTGCGCTGCCTCCGCGTATCCGTGGCAGGCTTTCAGTGCAAAGATGCAGCCGATGCTGTTTTTCTCGGTCGCTCCATCAAACAATGCGGACTCACTTTCCATTTTCCACCTTTTAGCCGCTCGAGAATGTGCAGAACTTGTTCCTCCTCTAATTGTCCCATTTATCCATGTAGTGATGGTATCGTTAGCCACTCCCACCATGATCGCAAAGTTTAAAATCGTAGGCTTTTTTTGATAACGATAGCATAAACCCGTGTATACATCCCACAACTGATCCAACAGCTCTATATTATCCAAATCTAAATTTGTACCAGTAACCCAGATTGTTTTGCGTTCTGCCGGATTAGCTTTAAACAGATGCATATAAATATGCTTCATCATTCCAGCAAAAGCGGAAGGATTCCCGATCATCTCTTCATGAGATATTCCAAGCACATTTGTAATATAATCATCTGCATAGTATTCAATCTTATTCTTGTATATTTCAATATTATTCAAATTATTTTGAATATTGACACTATGATTATTTACTGTTTTAATATCATGTTTACCATTAGCCATATTATAAAATTCACATCCTTTTACATACTACAACAAATATTCCAATAATGCAAATAATTAAAGGAATATGAAATAATTGTATTTATTGTTTAATCAATTATGTTATTCGGAAATATAAAGAAAGTCTTAAAGTAAAACATCTGTAGAATTAAAAGAAATATATTTAACTCCAGGAACTTAATCCAATAATAAAAACGCTGATATTTTAAAATCTAAAATATTAAGCTGATCGGATTATACGGAATAATAACACAAAAAGTCAAGATATAAATTTTAAAAATATTTTTATGATTATCTGGGAATTTAAGATTTATAAATATATTCCAGTCTGTTTATTATTGGATCGCTAGATATAATTTATTGGCTTACGATTTAGTGTATTATATAGTTTTAGTTTATGGCGGTTATATATAATTTACTGGCGGCAAAGCCGATCGGGGATCGTGGTAGTATGTAGCGTATTATTGTTATATTTACTTTATCGGTTTAAAGCGTTATTTGTTGGCAGTATTTAATTTACTGTGATTACATTTAATTTATCGGCGGCACCGCCGATCTACTTGGTTGGTAGTTTTGAGGTTTAGATCTGGATCGTGGTTGTATGTAGGTTACTACCGGGATCGTCGCTACACGACCGCAAGGATCTTAACGTCCAGCGGTCGAACGCTTACCGGATCGACGGTATGAGGCGATCTGATCTCTGGCTATAGGTGATCTAAAAAATCTGGTTTAGCCTCTGGCGTGAGATCCGATCGCTACCGACAGCGAAAACATAGGGCTTTAGCGAATCATTACCGCAAAAAAAATAAAAAAACGCCATCTTT